CAGGAAGAAAGCTGTTCAGCCTCGGAGTGCGCCCTGTCCATCCACTGGTGTTCGGGTTTTACCTCTTCAACCCTCTTAAGGTCACTATATGAATATAACCGTCCGTGAACCTCCCGCACAAAGTCTTCGAAAGCCGGTGATTTTTTCTCGCCATCCTGGACAACCTGTCTTGTGGGCTCTGACTGATCCATGTGATCAGCGAATAACATTTTGCTCCACTTCGGAGCCTTGTAAACGCAAGGATCCTTTTCCCCAAAGTACCATGCCGGTTTTTTGTCACTTGGCATATTCACATCCTCCTTCTATTCATCTTCAGGGTCATAATCCTCAAGCGCAGCTGACAAGGTGTCGCCGGTGAAAGGCTCCAGGCCTGCGCTATCCATTACAAGGTTTGCCGTCCTTCGGTACTGATCGGACATGGCAAGCGCAACCCGCTTGACCCGGGCGTTAGTGCGATTCTGATCCAGGTCCAAGATCCGCTTGGCCATCTTTTTGATTTCCTGATTTACGCCAGCCAAGGCAGCGGAGTACGCGCCTGGATCATCTTCACGATTAGGAAGCTCCTCAACCATTTGAACCGCTGCATCCAGGATCTCTTGAGCCTGCCCTCCGGTTGGATTTGCTACACTTGAAACGACCCGATCGATCACGGGTATCTGCTTCGGATCCTTCCAGATCATGGAAGGCAAACAGTCAACCACCGTGTCGTCTGTGACCTCCTCCTCACCCCGGATAAACGCCATAACCGGAAGCGCTTTCTTGAACACGATCCTTCGACGACGATCTGAGATCGTAACGCCCGACTGGTTGAGCCTTTCTTCAATGTCCAGGAGCAAGTTCCGGGCATTCATGCTGATCGGCGTTTTCAAGGCCTCCTGTTCAATCATGATTATTTCTACCAGCGACATTTTCTCGCTTGCAGGCTGTCCTAAGCCATCCTCAAAAGCGATCCGCGAACGGCCACCACGAGTAGAGGCGTAATCGACCCAAAAGCGCATGACGAACCGGTCATCGAGAGCGGCAAGCTCCGGACCTTCCGGAATCTCGTTGGAGGCGCCGACCGCCATTCGCAGCGGAGTCCTGTACCGTTCCGCATCATCATCGAAGTCGCGCTCGTTAAGGATCGTAAGCATCGCGGTCAGGATGGAGCTGTTCGCTTTCCAGATCTCGTCGAGGAAGGCCACCTCCGCTTGCGGCATCCTTTTTTCGGAAACGCGGGTGAAGCGCCCTTTCAGCATTTGATCCGGTCGGTGCGGTCCGAAAATCTCCTCCGGGACAGTGAACCGCGTAAGCAGGTAGCGGAAGTAAGTCCCGTCGCCACAAGCGTCGCAGACCCGTTCCGCCAACAGGCTTTTCGCCGTTCCAGGCGGTCCCAGGAGAAGGACGTTTTCACGGGCGATGTAAGAACCGAATAGGGCAAGGATGATTTCTTCCCGCTCAACGAAGTTACTCGTCAGTTCCTTGATGATGCGATCGAGCTTCAATCGCGCTTCCTTTAAAGCCGTAGCCCTGGCCCTGGAAGTCATCGCAGCGATCTCCGCCTCGATGTCGGGCGTCGGGTCATAGATACCGCAAAGAGGAATCTTCGGGTTTTTGGTTGCCGGGGTCTTGAGCTGGATAGGCTCGACTTTTTTCTTCTTGATGGTTGGCTTCGGGTTCGGCATAGCAGTATTCCCTTTTTTATTTATTCAATTTCCGGTTTTGGCATGGGTTTGAAAGAAGCTCGCTTACGCGGCGATCAGGGACCGAAGGTGTTCCTCCGCGTCCTTCATGCCCTTCATCAGGTTTGTTTTCGTGATTCCCAGGATGTCAGCGTACATCTCCACTTTCTTACGAAGGGCGTTGATCTGAGTGACTTTCCTGTCCAGCGCTGCCCCACGGGTATCTTTGGAATATTCACCAAGCTCCTCTTGGATATATTGCAATTCCTGCGTCAGGTTTCCTTGAGCGGACCGGACGAGAGTTGCAGTGGATTGAATCGTTCCGTACAGGTTCAGGATACCGACCTGATTGTCCCCGACAGCAGGCTCCTCAACAACCGCAGCCAAAGCGGTGAGATCGTTTCGGTAAGCTGCAGGCACGAAGTACACTCCTCCTCGCTCCCTGATTGCGATCGCGTTGAAATAGATCATCGACTGACGAAGCAGGTGGAGGATGTCTTGTCGGAACAGGTAATCCGTGGCCTCCGTGAAACCCGCGATCACCTCCTGGGAAACTGCGTGGCTTACTTCCGAGCGGACCGTTCCAGCTACCTTCTCGAAAACGATCCTGTCAACAGTCGCATGTTCCAAAACCCGACCCGTCAGCGCCTGACCGGTCGCGGTCGCATTGTCCACCTTGTCCTCCTCCACGACTGCCCAGATATTCTTCGTATCGTTCCCTTCGATTTTCCGGAGCAGGAAAGCCTCGCTGTTCCCCGCCTTGCGGTTGATTCGGCCTTGCTTGTTGCAGTACGCTTTCCCGCGATCCAGGCCTCTTGTGAACGCCATCGACGCGGTTACTTCTCTTGGAAAGACAACCTCAGAAAGCGAATGCTTCTGGAACAGGGCGCGAAGGGCGTCTCGCCCGATCCTCACCTTGGAAACCGACCAGAAAATCTCGTCGCCCAGGTGTCCAGCCTTCTTGGTCTGTGCTTCTTGTAATTTCTTCATGTTCTGCTTGCTCATTAGGTTCCTCCTTGAAAGATTTGAATATTGGCTTGCCATCGTCAGGTACATGGGAGCCACCCACACACGACAAGGAATGCGAATATATCACATCCCTTGTTTCGGCAAAAACGGGACATCCATCCAGGGCACGACGAAGGAGGACATATGCCCTTCCCCATAATGGTTTTGGCAGACCTGGGGACAAGGGATGGACATCCCTATCATCCGCTCGCATTCGAGCGTTTTCTACTCGCTAAAAGGGCTTACCGTCATCAGGGTAACGGTGGCCGACCGCTACCGACGGGGACCGCTCAGTCCCCGTTTCGGCAAGGCGCAGTGAAAGGGCTTTACTCCTCGTCGGTTTTGCCCTCTCGAAGCGCATCAAACGTTTTGGCAAGCTTCGGCGCGGAGTTCCGGACAGTCGCGCCTCTGGACGTTTTGCAACCTATGGTATACTTGCTATACCGCTTTCTGTCGTAGGTGAAATCGGACGCGAAATCCGCTGTACTGATTTTGCCGCCTCCCTTAAGTATCCCGCCGATGATACTTGTAGAAATAATATCTTCGGCTTTCGCAGTCCCTTTCCCTCCGCTCCAGGCTTCGTACTGAACGACAAGCCCTGCTCCCTCGATTTTATACGCAGTCGCCAGGGCTACCTCGATAGTGTTCTCTCCGCAGGCGACAAAGAAACACGTACCAAGAGCCGGAACAGGTTCCTTCGAAGTCCAGAGCTCAAGCAGGGCATCGGGTTTTTGGCCAGCCCAGCCAGCATCGGCGATCGATGCCGCAGCCCTTACCGATTTTAAAACCAGTCGCTCGCCCTGGCTCCGTCCTGCTGTCCCCGCTCGGAAGATCCTTCTTCTCTGTTCATCCTCCAGGGCTTTCTCCGCCTCGCCGAAAGCGCTTATCGGCTCCGGTTCCGTGGTGTCGATTTCTTCCGTCAGCGCCAAGCCCTGAACCGGTTCAAACACTACTATCGGCTCTTCGGCTTCGGTTTCGTCAGGCTTCGCAGGTTCCGCCTTTGTAGGCCTCTTTGCCTTTTCCTTGACGGGCACCTCAGGCGTTTCCTGGACAAGCTTCGCAGGCTTTTTCTTGGCGGGTTTCTTGGCGGGTTTCACGGGCGTTTCCTGGACAGGTTTCGTCGCCCGCTCAACCTTCGCATCATCCACCTTCGCCTTCACCTTCACCCGCTTCGCCTTTGTGGCCTTCGCCCGCTTCGCGGTCGTCTTCGTCATGTCATCGGGCTTCCCAGGTTCCAAGCCCTCAATCTTTTCAGTTTTTTTCCTCATAACATTCCTCCTTGTGAATTATCAAACGGCTTGCCATCATCAGCGATTCGGGAGCCACCCGAAACGGACGCATCAGCCCAAAGACTGATGCGTTTCGGCAATGCTTGATCAGCGTGAGTGAAGTGACTTTTTACATCATAGATTGTGAGGGTAAAAGATTAGAATATTTGAAGGTGCATGACACGCCAACCAAGCTCGCAAACTGTTCAACTTTTCAGAATCCCTCGGCCACAAACCTTTTTCAGGCCTCCGCCAAAAACCTTTGTAAGGCTGGAGCCCTGGACCCGGACCGGGTTTTCCCCGACTTTTTCAATTTCTCCCTTGGCTATCCGACGACGGATGGTCCGCTCAGCCTTGCCCGTCGCGATTACCGCGTCGGCAACAGTGTAGACACGCTTGCTTCGCCTCTGCTGGGCGACCATCCAATTGTTAGTTTTGGATTTCTTCCTGGCTTCGCCAGCGTTTCCCTTTTTTCTCATAACATTCCTCCTTGTGAATTATCAAATGGCTTGCCATCATCAGCGATTCGGGAGCCACCCGAAACGGACGCCAGGGCAAAACTCACGTTTTACCCCAGCGTTTCGGCTATTTAGCAGGGAGCCAAACCGAAGAAGTAAAACACCTTTTTGCTTGCATCTTTCACGCTGTAAAACTTTCGCACCACATCCGCCTTGTCCCCGGTCACTTCCACGCATCCGCATTCGTATTTCTTAAATTCACCTAATGTTATCAACGCCGAAGCCATCGTTTCGAGGTCATCCTCCTTCAGGCTTCGCTTTTCGGCCTCCAGGGTCGCCTTGTCTTCCTTAACATCGCGAAGCCTGCGAGTCGCCGTCCCCAGAGCCGGTCCCTTCAATCTTTCCTGGAACATTGACAACGTTTGAACATTCCGTTCACAGAATCCTATCGCCACCTCTACGTTTTTGCAGATTGTCTCAAAAGACATAGTCGAATATCGAAATCCTCTTGTACTGTCAATCTCTCCACTGTATCCATCAGCTCCCCCGTTAAAGAATTTGCTCTGAGCCTCACTCCAGGCGTGAGCGTAAGCTGATTCTGCATCTTTTCCGAAAGCGTACTGCGTGAATTTCCGTGCTCCCATAATTGTCTCCTTCGTATGTTTGTGACCTGCCATCATCAGGCGAAAGGCGGTCAACCCTTCCACGACCCTGACACGGCGAACCGCGTCAAGGGTTTCGGCTGGAATATTCAAAGGCATAGCGATCACCGTATAGGCACCCGAAGGATTTATGCTACCATTTTTGCCAGCGAATATTCCGTTCAAAACATATAAAAAGCAACAATCCAAGCCGAGCCAGTTTCCCGGTTCTCGACTTGTCTTATTGATTATTGTAGTTTTGCGTCTATTCCGCTTGTCAAATCGTCTGTTAAAGCCTCAAGGCGTTAGCCCGTCCAGCCTCGTCCCAGCATCTCGATTGTCGCCGGTCCGGTTCTAATTTTCTTTGCCCACGAAGAAGGTAATACCGAAAATACCTCCGCTTCCTTCCAGGTCTTTATGTCTCACCTTTGCTTGAACTCCGTTACCCTGATTTGACCATCCCTTGTCCTGTTCTGGAAAGGCTGGACGGGTTTCGGCTCTCGTTATCGCATCGGCGGGGAAGCGTGCCAGAAATTTTATTGTTGCGCCTCTGGTTAGGTCGCTATTAAGTTTTCAGGTGGGGTTGATTCTCCCGGTTTGCTTTTCACCTCTTGGGCTTGTTTTTAGGTCCCGAAAGCAGACCCCGAAAAGCGCCGAACCAAAGAACCAAAGAACATGACCCTTTATAGGCGGAGGCGCGAAAGAAGTAAAGTTAAAAGTTTATTTTTTTACTACAAACCTTTATTTCAGGTCTTTTCTCCCCAAATCTAACAAACCAATATATTTATTCAAAAGAAGAAATAGCGACAAAAACACTAGTAATTCAAGCAACTTCCGCTGGTGTTCTGCAAAAATGGCTTCGCCAGGGCGGCAAACCTGGACCCGGATAAAAAAAAGAAAAAAAACCCGTCAGCAAACAAGCCTTCCCTCTCGTTTTGAACGGAATGACATCTTTTGCCGGTTTGTCAACGTGTGAGCAGGGCTTTTCCGCTCAGATTCTAGCGGAAGAAAAACTCTTCACATACATAGAACTTTCTTAAGTTCTAAAAAACGTGAACGTTAACGAAAACATAACCATAAACGTAAACGTTAACGTTAACGTGACATACGACTTTGATATATTTATCAAAGTTCTATTTTTCTAAAATCCTACCCTGAAAACCTTAGTATTATCAACGACTTGCAAGAACTCTTGCAAAACTCCTGGCGACAAGCGTTTTGCAAGAGTTGGATTCTTGCAAAACTCCTGGCGACAAGCGTTTTGCAAGAATAAAAAAAACCTAATGAAAACGACAACTTGACACGAAAACCCAAAAAACGCTGTCCAAACGCTGTCCAAACGCTGCCAGGTTTTTGGCAACGCTATCCAAACGCTATCCAAACGCTGTCCAAACGCTAAAACGTGTAAGGATACCACCCAATTTTTAAGCGGAATCAGTGATTGCGTATTTCGCTTGAGCCCTGTCAAGGCGTGCGCTTCTGGTAAACGTTCTGCTTTCTCAAAGCAGAACTTTTTTCGCGATTTTAGCGCCCTTTTGGCCCAGGCGGGTGAAAGGGTCCAAGTCGACCTGGTTAGAGCAAGGGCGCTGAGGTAACGAAACGGGTTAGGTAGAAAAAAACAATAACCATCAACGCCCGGACCACCTGGGAAGGCCGACAATGAAAAAAAGAAACGGCAACCGTCGCTGGCTAGGCGTCGATTGCCGTTCGGAGGAACGATCCGCTGGCGGCGTGCCCTATCAATCCAGCATTTCACGGAAAGAAAGATAGAGGCGAGCAAGGCGGAGCGCGAACAGTTGAATGTCAAAGACCGAATAAACAATACCTCACCGGGCGAATCCTGTCAACTTAACCGGTCCTTGTTTTGCTTTGGCCTAAAAGGTGTTCATCGATAATCTCATGGAAGGCGACGGCTGTCGGTCCGGAAAACAAAACAGCAACAGCATCAACAGCGGAAGCTCCAGCAATATAAGACAACGCGGAAACAAGGGCACCAAGGAACACCGGAATATATGCCCTGTACTTTGGCTGAATCCTCTTCAGGGCGTTGCCTAAAAAGCGGGACTTCAACAGGTTTGTAAACAGGGTCAGCAAAGCAGCAGCGACAGCGGTCAGCGTGGCCATCCTTCCCGCCTGTGACCCGTCATGTTCACTTGCGGTTTTGACGAGTGTCTCCATGGCCCGGGCGTTCTCTTCGGCTTCCGCGAAATCCATGGCATCGTTAAAAAGATCGCTAACAGACGACGCCTGGACGATCCCGATTTCGTTGTCACCATCGGCGGAAACGCCCGTTCTAACAAATACCGTCCCTCCAGGCTCCTGGCCATTAGTCACGAATTCGGGAATGTTTCCTGCTACGGTTGGCTCGGCGTAAACCACTGTTCCAAAGTCAGCGAACAGCAGGAGTCCGCCGAGGGCAAGCAAACTGAACGCCCCAGCCAAAAACCCGAATAGTTTGTCATTCATTCTCATGAGCATTTTCATGTCAGCCTCCAGGTGGATGATTGTTTTGGCCATGCCTGGAAGCGCATTGCACCTCCAAGGCGCGAAAATCACGTTCCATGTCGTCAATCCTTTTGTGAATACGAGCCTTCGATATATCAAATGCGTTTTTTTGGGTATACCTTTTTTCAGCTTCCAGCAGTAAAGCGGCAATCTGAGCCCTTATCTCCTCGTCGTTTTTATTGATGAAAAATATCAGGTCGTCCTTTGTTGACGCGCATGTTATCAGTGCAGACCTATCGTGTTCGGTAAACCTGTTATTCGCATTATCCAACTTCTCTTCGATCGAAGTTAGCCTGTCATCATCCCTGGATATCATTCGCTTGACGAAATAAGCTAATGCAGTAATGAAAGTTGCAAATAGGCCACCGTAAATAACTATGGCCCATCCAGGAATTAAGACCGCCTTATTCATTAGTTCACCTTCCCAGGTTTGAACGAATTAGAGTTCTACAATCTCGAGCCTTGTGGCAGGAAGGACAGTTGCTCCACCACTGGAAATATCCTTGAGGATATCCATGTCGCCTCCGGTTGAATGATACGCCCAAACTTCGATATAATCCGTATCGCTTATTTCGAGAATCGTTTCTCCACTCTGGGTAAAGGGAACGAGATGAGTATCATCCCTGTCCATCTGGGCTAGCACTGCAATGTCCGTTGTCCCCGCCTTCTTGAGGTATATCTGATAGGTTCCGACTGCTCCTTTTTCCCAGCACACCTGAGCACGAACCTTGAAACGTCTCGTCACTCCAAGGTCATCTGCAACCAAAGCAAAACGGCTGTTTGCCGTGCTGTACCTGGTAGCAGTAAGAGGAGTTCCGATATTCAGCGTTTCAAATGTTACTTTTGTTGCGGTTAAGTTGGTAATGGTTTGGTCTGAGCCGGACTTTACGGCCTGGATGATGATCTTCGAAGTAGGCACAGTCGGCCACCATCCGCCTGAGACACTTAGGTCTGAGGTCCAGGTTGCATTATTTCCGAACGGACGGTAGTACGTACCATGAGCGCCTTCATAGGCATCATGGGACTGAATGAATATGCACTGAGCGGACCAATCATCCTTGTCCTTCTCCCAGGCTGTACCATTCCACAAGGCATTCGTGGTGATATATAGTGTTACTCCGCTGGAAACGTAGAGGCGGATCCTGGAGCTTCCTGTTGCCTGTTGGGTTTCCCACAAAAGCACAGGAGCGGCGTCTGATGTGGAGCTATGGTCAAACTGGAGAGGGATCTTGTGCAAGCCTTTGTTCGTTCCAGATTCTTTTTGCGTAATATGTCCCGGACTGAATGCGCTAAGCAATTCAGAAAGCGCAGCGTCCACATCAGCCGCATCATAAGTAGCTGCCAAACTGACAGAGACGGCAACGGCACCATGAGCATCAGTGCCATCAGCGATGTGATCAGAAATCGCATCGGACAAAGCGCTATCAGCTCCAGAACGGGTCCCGGCCTCAGAGTGTATGGATGCATCCGCGTTGTCGGCAAGGGCTCGTATCGCAGCCTTCAACCCTCCGGCTGTGAAATCAGAGAGCCCGTTGGTTGTGGTGTGGGCGTCAATTCCGATCCGCTCGGCACCGACCGTTCCCGTCGACAAGCCCAGGTCGCCGATCATTTGCTCAACAACCTTTTTGACTGTTGGCGCTCCTGATACCGCCAGGGCGATCGCATCTCGCCAGATTTGCCCTTGCTCTGCTCCCAGGTTTTCCCAGAAACCAGCAGCCGTTCCAAGGCCAAAGTTATCGTTCCACCAGCTTATCAGCTTCTCGTAAGCATCTTGCGGCTGATTGGCGACAAAAGGACCAATATATGCATAATCCGCAAGGCTAAGGCGAATCCAGTTTTCACGGCGAGTAGAATCGAACGATCCGGACCCGTCCAGGGTGGTATCATCGTCACCCGCATCTCCAGTAACGACCATGCCGCCAGGATCTTCGATCGCGATGTCGCAAAGTTTTATCGCGTCTTTTATGAAGGGATACGATTCAGTGTTTACAGGGTTTGCCGGGCGATTGGAAACATCGGTAAGATCCGCGACTGCAACCAGTGGTCCTTTGATCACATAAAAAACCACGTTTTCCTCTTGAAGGGTATAAACAGGATTTCCATTGCCGTCCGTGGTGACTCCGCCATACTCCCGATCGAAAGCCGCGAGGATAGTGACCCATCGCCCATTCACAGAACCCGAAACGATGTCATTGACTGTTGAATCCCCCAGGTAATCAACCGAAACGTCGATCGTCTGCTCCACTGTCCAAGGGCAGCGCTTTCCCCCGTGGTCCCTGACCACACCGGGAGCAACCAACGCGGTAAGATCCGCAGGAGTATTAGCGCTTACCGTCGCGCCTTCCCTGATCCCTGGCCCAAACGAATCCAAGGAAGCGGTCGCAATTGAAGCCTCCACGTTGTCAAACGCTAGGTTCATATCAGCGCTTGAAACAAGCTGTTTGAAATAGAACTCATACCGATCCATGGGTTTCTCCTTTATTCAAGAACAGTTTCTCCTACATCACTTTCGCCAGTTGCCTCGTCTGCGCTAAATCCCATCACTACAGAAGCGTCTCCAGTAGCGAGAAGAGTCGCGTCGTCACCGGCTAATATCGTAGCAATCACAACCTTTGTCCCATACCTGTAAGATATAGCGGACGAAATATATCTATTAATGATCGTTGCGACATCAACCGAACTTGCATTTCCCAGGGTGCTTTCCAGGCCCACAAATTCAGCAGCGCCGAAAACGATGTCTTGATAAAGACCACCGTTAGGAGCGACGGACAAGGTGTCGCCTTCTCCAAGCACAAACGGACCTGGATCAGAAACAAGGATTGCTGGCGCATCGCCGCCGAGAGCAGTTAGCCCGAGCACCCATCCAGCCTGCTCATCCTCGGATATGGGAGAAATTAGATTTATATAATGAGTATGCGGAGGCTTCATGTAATTCACGAGCCGTCTTGTCGTCAGGGTTTCTGCATCCGTCAGCGGACGCAAAACCCCGCCGATAGTAACAAGCTCCAGGTCAAAAGAATACAGCGCCCTTCTTGATCCCATGGCGAGCGTGGTGTTTACGCCTAGCTGGGAAACAAAGTAATCCGCGTCCCCGACCTCCCCGTCCTCCTCGCCGAGATACCATGCCTCGCCCTGATCAGTATAAGGCTTCACCGTAACATCCATGTCCAAGAAAAACCCGAGGACAGCCTTGAGCCCTGACGCGGTCCCTTTTAGCTTGTAAATAGCGACAAGGTTCAACGCAAGCCAGCGCTTGTTATCAACATCAAGTTCTATCCACCCAAAAGGGTTTCCCAGTCCGTACAAGGTAGCATCCACAAAACTTTCCGGAGCAGACAGGGCGTCCGTAATCGAAGAGAACCTGTCCGCGTCATAAAGCTGCAAATTCACAATCTCTTGCCAACAGAGCATGAACCTGTGAAACGCATCCGTGATGTCTATGGTTTTGTTCCATCCAGGGAAGAAACTATATAAATCAAATTGTCTGCCAACCGGAACAGGAGGTGCCCACCCAAGAAACGAAGCCTGATTATTCGGGCTTGCCATTTCATTTCCAGAAATATCAGTCACACCGGAAACCGTTAGCACGTAAGGAGCATTCGGCGTGATTGGAATATTCAATGTAAGCTCAATTACGTTTGAAGTAATCGCCCTTGCAGAAAGCACCTCAACCGTAACGGCTGGAGTGAATGAATCGTTGTTCCGCTCGATGGAGTAATTGTCCGGATCAGCAGCCTCCGGAAGGTCCACGTCCTCCGCCTCCGGGTCGAGGACAAAATCAACAACCGAATGATCAAGAATCGCGACAACCGTTCGCTCTCCTGTGCGTCCGTCTTCATAGAGAGTGAAAACCGGAACGATAAAACTCCCAGGTGAGGTTCCATAGGGCAACCGGCGAGTTTGTTCCTCAAGCGGAAAAAGAAGGACATCGACAGAGTTGCCGGCAACGCGGAAAACAGAAGACGCCGAAACAGGCCGGACGTAAACACGCCCGTTCACAGGCCAAGCGATCAAGCCAGGGTAGGCGCTCTGTATTACCAAGGCCACCTCTGATGCTGTAGCTGCTCCAATGGCGGCAAACTGGTAAGCCCGAAACTGGATTTGACTGAAAGCGCCTCCGTCAACCGATACTGAAAAACTGAGCCTGTCTCTCAGGGCGTATGGCTCGACAGCCGAGACGACGTAAGGGTAAGTCACGTCGGAAAAGGTATACCTGTCCAGAATCGTATCAAATGAAAAGGTTTCTGTCCCCCAGGGAAAAACAGCACTGACCGTGCTTACGGCAAGGCCTCTGTTGATCACCGGGTTTCCGAAATTCACTCGAACAACTTTTTGGTCCCAGGGCGTAACGCTCGAAACGATTGGAGCCGTTTTGTCTTCAATCGTAAAGGTGTATTCAGAATCTATCCCCCCAGGCAAACCTACCACATCAGCAATAATGCGAATGTCTGTTTTGTTCAAGGAGACAAAATCTTCTTCAGGGTCTATAATGACAGAAAACCCGTCATCAATGGCGGTCACCACTGACCCATCGCCATCAAACCCGAGCTGGAACGGGCTTGCATCCGCTCCATCGAACGCAAGCGTTTCGTCAATCCATATTTGAATAGTTCCCAGGCTAACCCCGTCTGATTCAGGGTCGATTATATTCATACTTATGAAAGTTGACGCAGGGATTCCCGTTTCGCCTGGCTCAGGGTCGCGGTTGAAAAGCAGAGGACGTGTAGCATCGGCGTCGCGTGCTACGGTGTCTATCGCGAGAAAAGGAATTCCGTAAACGATATCACCTGTACTCATATTACAACCTTCTCCTCAAATCCAGCCGCCTCAAGCCCGATGGCGCATCCCTCAGCCGCTCCCTCCGCAACGAGAGCAAGGACGAAGGAAACCTCGTGAACGCTGGACAGCTTGGAAACGTTTGCCGCCAAATCATATCGCGTTCTCATCTTCGCCCTGCTCATCACTGCGATGCTTGCGATAACTGAATCAATTCCTATCAGAAAAACCCAAACCATGCCAGGAGGCGGGACCGTCGGCAAAACAGACCTCATCGCAACCCTGATTAGGTTTATATTCGACATGTTTATTTCCTGGGAAACTCGCTGGTAATCTCCAGGAGCTAATCCCAGGTTCAGGATGTAGGTGTCTACTGAATCGCCAACCAGCCCAGACGTGATAATGTCTTCTTCCCGCGAATGCCCAAACCGTTCATTCAAACCTTGGCTTCCAAGGCAAAAAACATAGTCACCTTGCGGAGGCGTCCACTGCGAAGGCACCACCCGACCATAGTTTTGTCCAAGTGTGCCAAACTCGAAAACGGTAGTTTCAGTCATTCTATTTATCCTATCAAGCTATCGGGGACTGACGAAACAGAGCCATGTAATCAAAGAACGCTCGCCGGTTGATGTCATCAGCGCGAAAACCGAATCCTGCATAACCGTTACCGAGAGGAGCCGAATCAGAATTGATTTCCAGATGGTCATCAACAAAGGTTCCATCGCCGAATTCAAGTTGATCGTTGAACACGATAGGAACCCAGGCAGCGCTCGCAACACCACTTACCGAATTAATCTCGTAAGCATACGCCTTAAGGATGACATCATTGTCAACTCCGTTCTCATTGACAATCATGTCCAAGCGTAAATTCATCCATAGGTCCCAGTCAAAGCTTTCCAATGAAGACCTGAGAACCTTCGTAGTTGAAGATTCTTCCAACGAAACAAGTCCGTTTGCAATTGGACCCTTCGCAAGTACAAGGTGTGAGGGATCATTGTCCTCAAAACCAAGCATATAGGCGTCCGCATTTATGGAGTTGGACTGCGCGCCGAGGAAAATAAAGGCTGAGAAGTTTTTCTTCCCTCCGGAAATTCCTCGCTTCACCGCAGCCCGCATACTTCCTCCGCCCTGGCTTGTGGGCGTTTCAATCGGCGCGAAATCCGTAATCGCACAAGACACTCCGACAGCTCCATGGAGAACTTGGCGAGAGTTGAAACCGAACACAAAATCCCCGACAGCTCCAGCCGGAGGAGTAATCCCGCTGGTGACACCACGCCGGATAGCAGTCCCGTAAAGGTCTGTCCCGTCAATGCTGTCCTCCATAATGCCCCAATCAATCTCCGCCATGGCCTTCTCCTTTACAGGTTTTCATTTATCGCGTTGGGCCAAAGGGTCCCTTCGAACTCTTCAGCTTCTACAGTGTCTCCATCAAACAAAACTGCCGTTCCGTTTACATCCCAATCATACTCGTCATCTCCAGCAGTATACCCGTTGCTGAACCCTTCCTCAAAGCTTTCAAGCGTTCCTGTAAAAACCAAGAAATCTTCCCAGGTTCTGTTCATCTGGGAAAGGTGCCCATGGTTCATTTGTAACACTTCCCATCCGTTGTGATTTCCATCCGTAGGGCCGACAAGCCTTACAGCAAAAGCGGTTCCGACATCCGGATCGGTAGTGTTGGCAAGCCTGATCCATATTCCATCGTAATTGACCAATGACGTGACGCCGAGCACGGTTTCCTCATACCTCCAGGGCAAAGAGATCTCAATCGCATCTACACGGGCACTCCAGCCTGCAACAGCCTCAGCCCCATCGATAACATCATTCAAAAGATCAACTATTCCCTCGCGAGGAACGGTACTCCCGCCAGGAAGTGTTTCAACCCACGCATGGAGCCTTCGGGTAAGGCCAGTTTCGTACTCCTGCTCATACCGAGTTACTTGCGGAACATTCGAATCATCGAACTTCCAAAGCTCAATCGCAAAAGTTGTTCCGGGCGGAATGGTCACTTCATTTGTCCCGGTTTTCAGATGGTACATACAGGCCAAGCGATCATGGAACGAAGCTATTTTTGTTTGCCATCCAATTGACCCGTCAAAATTGTTCCATTCTTCTTGCTCAAGGTCACCATCGAAAAGAGCAAACTCACTAAGCGCCTCTAGAAGTGTGGTTGTAAAGCGATGAGTATTGTCCCAGTTTTTTTCGAATGATTCAGCCAGCCCGGTTTCGGGAGTATCCACGAAATCAGCTTCAAACAAGGCTGAGCCGAGGTCAAAGCGAAAACCAGCAACAGAGAATTCCTCGTAAGGATTTGTTTCTGCAAATAGGGCGTAAATAGAATTACTATTCCTGAGAACATCCCACTTGTCAGCCCTTCCAGGAAATCCAATCACGCCCGTTTCAAAAGACCCGTTGATGTCTTCATCAGCCACAATCGCGACGCCACCCCAAGCGCCTGATCCCCAAGGACTATTACCCCATCCAGCCATAATTCCAACCTCCTCTTGATCTGCCCTGGATCATGCTCAACTTAACCTATAAGCAGGTCTATATTGTTATTACCGGGCACGATTTGATACGTCGCGCCATCGCATAGGAAAATCTGACCCGTGATGATACAGTTTATAGCACCGTCAAGAACCGCTCCTACAAAGTGAGGATACGCTGCACCATTAAACGAGTTGCTCCCACTGGAGATATCAATCTTGATGCGACTCGTTTGGACAAAACTCGACACGACCACGCCATATGAGCTGGAAGAATTCTCAAGGTCTATGTTTTTGAAGAACATGTCTAGATGTATGCAGCTGCAAACACCTACCGCCAACAGCCTACTATAAGCAACTGCATAATTTGTTACTTCAAGTCTTCCAAAATTAACGTTACCAGAATAACCGATGTCAATCTTTTGGGCCGTATCAAGCATTCTTATTGTAAGATCTTTAAGATTACAGTCTCCAAGCCCTTGAAGGTCAGCTACGGCCGAAGCGGTTGAATTGGAGAGTGTTACCAATCCTGACAAGATGACATCGAAAAGAGCATGTTTTACCCAGAATATTCTATTGGTGGCTCCTGCGTCCGTTACTGCAATAGGTTCGCCAATGGTGATGGTGTGCGCCGTGTCATCGGCAGCGCTTATGGTGTACCAAGAGCCACGGTAACAAAGATGATAATCCGCCCAGTTTGTTTCAAGATCAGTTAGGACAACTGTATTGTCTACTGTGAATATTCCAGGTGTCCCAGCTGTATAGGTGGCCGTGCTAAATGCCTGGAGAACGTAGGACTCCAATGCGAATAGGGTAGTAATACCTTTGGACAGTCCTCCAAAATCTATTACTACCCCACCACCGTTTCTTTCGAATATTACCTCTTGGCCTGGAAGGAGTATGATATTTTCTGTCTCCTCGTAAAGCCCAGGCTTGACCCTGAATCTCGCATTCACTCCCTCCGTTAACAACGCAAGGGCGATACTGGTATAGGCTCCATCCCCGGCAGCATCCACAATGATTTCGTCACTCGTTGCAGACGAACCAATCATAGACATAACCGCTTGGCCGTTATTGTAAGCAAGGCCGATGGTTGGTGAATCTCCAAAAGCGATTGTCCCAGCCGTGGCTCCAATAGTTATCGGCGACGGATATGACCCAGGCTCAGCACCTGTTATGGACAAGCCGTTCATCAGCCCAGGCCCAAAGGCAACGTTGACGTCTTCACCATCAGCGATAGCATCCAGGCCCAACGGGCTCCCAATCACGAACCCGACAAAAGCCGCACCTTCCACCGCTGATGCATAACCCGCCTGGGTTGCTTTAATCACGTCGGGTTTCAGCTCACCAGATGCCCATCCGTCTATCATCACGCAAGTCCCGGAAACAAGCTCTCCACCAGTCGCATTTTTGCAAATCCAGACAGAGCCTCGGCCGATAGAGTTTAGGATTGTGCGAAGCGCTTCTCCAATTTCGTCAGCCCATCCCCGTTCCGAATCTGCTTCAGTAGTCTCTCCCGCAGCAGGAATTCTTGTTTCTATATACTTTGTGCGAAGGGCGTAGTACTTTGTAACTGTTGCTTCTCCGTCGTTAATGGACATTTCAATCAAGTACGTTCCATCGATATCAGGCGTGAAAACCGCTTCCTCCGCATGGGAATCCACGAACGAAGAAACGCTTCCTTGCGGCTTGTCCACAAACCTCCAGGAGCTTTGCGAAATAGCAACAGAACCAGATGGAGAGCACGTAACAGCAAGCCCAAGCCGACTGTTTATCACTTCCGCATTACCGGCAGAGTGGGTCTCGGCAGATGTGGAAAATATTATATTCAATCCAGCCATTATATCGCCCTTCCTGTTGCCCCGTTAACTATTGTAACGGTTCCCAGAATCGGGAAGTCGCTCAATCGAATGGGAACATTCAAATGATTTCCGTTTAGCAAAAAGTCGCTGATCCCTACGCCCATTCTGTCCACTCCGGTCGTGTCACGGACAATATTGTAGATGTCACTTAAGGCAATCTTCGCTTCCTTGGTTCCTTGGGCGCTGAGGTTATATCCAAAGTCAACATTCGGGTTTGGAGTTTTATCAGCCTTAAGCGGAGCAAAGAAGGCTTGCAACCTTGTAATAATTGCATTTCGAACAACGACTCCCGAATACCCATCGGCCACGAAAAGACCAGCCTTGACAGTGATTGGCAAAAAGACAGCCGGGAGTACTGCCAATTTGAACGTAATCATGTTTGGATACTCTACGGTGCAAGCTGAATATATGGCCGACATGGTTGCCTGGGACGGAGCGCCACCGGTCGAAGAAACGACATAAAGACGTCCATGGTTCTCCTCGATCCCCGGGTCTTGGTCACTCGTGAGCATTATCGCCCGTCCTGCCCCGTTCCGACTGGCTCTCACTTCGTAATCTTCGCCTCCAACCGTGCGCTCGGTAGCCCTGAGTGAAGCGGGTCCAGACAGTTTTGCAGAGTTGAGTGTTTCTCGGTTGTTTCCGCCGTCTGAAGAAAGAGGATTCGTCACCTCGATGCGTACAGGCGTTCCGTTCCTGCTACGGTAAGAACCCTCAAGGGTATTCAATGACCCATCAGCAACCCTGCCAGACTCGCCTCCGCCTGTTTCATAGGTGAAGGTGATCGGAGTCGTGGGAATTTTGCCAAGAACTCCAGTCCCAAAATACACCGTCGCTTTGTTGTATTGGTCAACCCTGACCATGCAATGCGGGTCATTTGGGCCAGACCGAAGAAGGTTTGTCTTGACTCGCCAGGATCCTTCCGAGCTTACTCCAATTATGTCATCGCCGCCTGGATCATCAATTTCATTTGCGTCGATCTCCAAATACGGAGCATTTAGCAATAAATATGATTGGTTTGGGGTATTGCCTGGATAGAAAACTTCCGCCTGAAGGCTGGAGTTCTTGCCATCGCCTTCCCCGGACGTGACAAGTATTCCACCTTCATAATCAAAGGAAACCGCTTCGAGAAGGCGGTACACGATAGACCCATCAGCGGTTTTAATCGTAGCGCCAGCAGGAATATCCACGCCATCACTCGGGTCGGCCAGATCAGTGAGAAGGGTAAAAGCCAGCCCAGCGATCGCAGCCGTTTGCCCTGTCATCGCATACTGGATAAGCGCCAGGAGGTTTATTGCTTCCTTACGCTGCGTGGCACTACCAAGAAAACATTGAGACGCCTGCTCGTCTTGGTAGCCAGCGAAAATATCCCCGACGAAACAAGCGCACTCAATTAGCATATTCCCAAACTGCGCTACTGAACTGTCCTTCCACCCTGGCATCACAGAGCTGATAAGGCTATAAAGGCGAGCCCTAAGCGAATCGAAGTCCCTGTCGGTGTAATCGAGAGAGTCAGGGAAAACGGCTGGATTCAAATTGTTAGTAGTCACGCTACCTCCTAAAAGTCGAAAGTCGAAGAAACCTCACCACTTACAAAACCTTGAGAAAGAATGTAATAGTGAAGATCTACAACTATTCGGTTTTTTTCTCGCTCGTTGATATTTTCGTCAGCTTCTATGCTCACCAGAACCCGTGTAAGACGAATCCTCGGTTCCCATTTTTTTATCGCATCAATCACCCAATGACGAGCAAGGTTTTTTAGCACTTCTACAGGCGCGGACTTGTGCCGTAGGTCCCCCAGGCGGGAGCCAAACGAAGGACGCCAAGGAAGTTCGCCGTCGTAAAGCGGAGTCTTCGCCCGGGTCATAAGTATTTGAGCAATTGAAGATTCAATAGCTTCTTGCCCTTGTGACGTGCCTACGTCGCCGTTTCCGGCAATCGTAAAGGGCGCGACAATTCCTCTCCATTGGGTATCTTGCAACTTTTCCTCCTATGCCATGGAAAGCCCGGTCGGTATCGCCCTTAGAACATCATGGAGAGTCTCCTTGGTGGCCGTAAGCGCTTCAATAACCGGGTCCAGGTATGTTGGCTGCAATGTTGTTCCAGCAGACCCGCTAATCGCCAAGGATGGTAGCTCAATTGGGTCCAGTCCTGCAAGATCTGCAAACAGATTGTAAATAGCAAGTAATACTGCAATCAATTCAAACAGTCCTGATATCTCATCAAGCATCCCGAGCAGGTTTGCATTTCCACAAGAAATAATCGCCGAAAGATTCACATCTTCTAGGTCCAGGTTTTGCGCAAAGGCGACCCCGATATCGACAGCCGAATCTCTGATCCATTGCAAAAATGCTATAATCGCAGCAAGAAATGAAACTATCAAGCACAAAAAACCTGCTACGGTTTTGAACAGGCTGAACGGAGGTATCAGGGCAAGCAAGGCGGTAAGCAATTCAACCAGCTTTGGAACGCAATTAATGATTCCGCTCGGGTCCAGCGAAAGAATGGCATCCGGTATTGATTGGATACATTTGACAATTTGAATCACCAACATAAGAAGGTCAAGCAAGGGCTTGAGTGGTCCCAGTTGGCCGACAAGGTTATTGATGGCTTCTAAGACAGGTGATAACGGGTCGAAAAAGTTACCGCTCAAGCCAAACTGAACCGGGATGCCGCCAAACTCCGGAGCGCAACTCAAGCGCTCGACACTCAACTTTATACAATCCGCATGTGATAGCACAATTGCCATAGTTTTATTCCCTTACTGGATCGGACGCGGAAGGGCCAGGACAACGCGTCGCAAAATTTCGCCAACAATTCCGCTTACCTTCACCCGCCCTACGGCAGAAAGGAACAGGTTTGTTATCCCCGCTACCGATGTTGAATTTGTCTCTCCATCAATTTGCACTTGGCATCCCTTATCCCCAGGCATAGCAGCGACGCGGAAATACCCTCGTCCTTCAGGGTGCTTACTGTCCACTTTACCTCGGCCAAGCGTCATCCTGATTCCACCAAGGGAGATAGCCAAAATATTTGTATCCCCCGCTCCGGACTCTTCGGGCACGTCTCCCAGGTTCCACGGACCGCAAAAATAGCGAGGGTCGTTCCTGTCTCCTCCATTGAAAAACAGACCGACATTTGCACCTACAGCGGGAGCCAAGTAGCCTCCACGGTTTTTTGAGCCTCCGCCGATCGTAGCCATGGGTAGCGCCCATCCGCTTGATGGCTCACAGATACCCGGAACCCGGACCTTCACCCGGTATCGCCCTTCCGGGTCGGCATTGCTATAAACTGTTCCATCATGGATAAACGGATACAGGATTTCTCCATCTTGGCTAACGATATGCCTTGCGCTTGTCATAACAGCAACCCCGCCTTACTGGCTTTATTGACCGAATATATCAAGGAATGCCTCTCCTGCTTCTTGTCTTAGGTCACCCGAAGAGTTCCCGGCTGACTGGGTAAAGGCCACACCATCCAGCATCGGCACGGGATCGTCCCAGTGGTACTCCGCCGCCTGGGCGACTGTTCCGTCTGGTAATTCCACGTCTCTCGTTCTCATATAGAACCCATTATGTCGAATTTCTTGTTTTACTATCGTTGCCTTGCTTCGCTCAGCCCCAGAAGGAGCGCCATCCCCAATCGTGTTTTCATCGACGACGTTTTCAGCAGCCAGTGGATCGTAAGGCACGTAAGGGATAGGAATGGAAATCCCTGGAACTTGCATTTCCAAAGGAGCTTTTTTAGAGGCGTCCCTGATACATGTCAAGTCCTGGCTGAAAACGCCTGGAGAAATTGCAGTGCCGACCTCGCTCAAGTAATAAGACCCGGAAACATATATACTCTTACACCAGAATTCTATAATCTGTTTTGCTTGAACCGAAGGGTCGCCGATTGCCTTGAATTTGAGAATCGCCCTATCAGTCGATCTCTGGAAGTATTGCCGGTCAGCAATTAGCTTCGCTTCCTCCTCTGTTTTCGCTGAAGTCCAGTAGGTGGCGGCTGAAGCTACCCTGCTTTGAACAGAACCCTTTGCAGCCTTTTCAGGATTCGCGACTTCTTGCGCTTCGCCGAGCCCTGCCCTCTTGGTGTCTTCGTTCGACGCCCTTACCTCAAACTCTTTACCCGTAACAGAATTCTTACCCTTGACGATAATCAGTCCAGGTTTTTTTCGCAAGTGGTCCGCCTCGTAATTAGGCTCGCCTATGACCTCCCCGCCTGGATGAGAGTTTTGCGTTTCAAATCCGTAAGCGTAAGCCCGGACAGGTGGAAGATCAAATTGCCTTCTGTGAAAATGGAAACCGGTTTGGTCAGTGAAAAAAACATAGCCGTTTCTTTTTGCCAAGCGTGCCATAAATTGAGCATCTGTCTCGGCCTGCTGTTCATTTTCACGGACCGCAACCGTGTCTTCTATGAATGACACCGAAGGGTCAAAGCCTTCAGCGAGTGCGATCTCTTGGGCGATTTCAGAATCTTTCCTTCCCTCAAAAAGCCTGTGCTTGGTTTCCCTGTTGAGCTGGTGCGTTTCTGAGCGCCCTTCCAGGGTAAACTTTGACCATCCGCGAGGCTTGGACAGGATGAGCTTTCGCGGAGGCGTCATGTTGCCGCGATACCCCCAGGAGACCTCGACTTTTTGACCCTTGGCAAAAAACGGACTGTCGAATAGCTCAAGATCACTATTGTCTAACGTTAGCTTGAAAGAATCTGCTTTTTTGTCCGAATCCGTATGGGTGAAACCCAAAAACCTATTAGCCAACAGGTCGCTCGGTAACTCCCCCGTCAAAGGCCCGGAGTCAATGATGCGGAGCGAAAACAAAACGCCCGTTCTGTTGTCTTCAAAAACCGGCATCAGAACTCCGCCCTTCTGGAAGGATTCATGATTTCCTGGTACAGCGTTTGCCTAGAAGGAATGAGCACAATCGAGCCTATTTCGAGGCGTATTGTCGGATCAGAAACGGGCGTTTCCTGAAACTCCATAATTGCTTTCCACTGCTTCCATCCTTCGTCACCGTAGTATCGTTCGGCAAGGCTCCACCACGTATCTCCAGATCTAACGACGTGCGAAATGGTGTCGTCCTTTTCCTTATACCTGAACGCCTGCGGTCTGGTAAGGAACCATTTTTCCTCTGAAGTTTGCATTGCAAGGCAAAGCTGATACCTGCTGTTTTTTTGTGGCGGCATTGTTACCTCGTCAACAAAGGAGGAGCGCCCAGAGTCATCGTTGAATCTTGCCTGACTTCTTCAGACCAGAACCGACGTTGATTATACTCCGAAAACTCACAAGATGCAGTAAAGACACGAACAGAAGCATCGCGGTCAAACAACTTGAATGCGAATTGTAACCGTCTCAGAATACATACCCTTGTGAAAACGTTCGGCCAACAAACGAGACACTTTGGAGGCTCCGCACCAGCGAGCCCTTGTGCGGCAAAATTCCCATCAGGAATACCAAGGGAATGCAAAAAGTTTTTGAAGTCCATCACGGCCTCGCTGGCCTTGCTGTAAGGGATCGAGAGAGCCCGCTTTGTGACAAGCTTCGAGATAAAAAGATTGATCGGAAACCTCAAGGAATTTGTACCCTCAAAAACCGGCGCCTGATGGCTCATTGCAAAAACCCGTCCGTCTTTCCATACAGGCTCAACCGTTTCACTGGTTTCCATGGGATTCATGAACCATTGGCGCTCTTCACCAGTGGTCAGATTCTGAATATATCCTCTAGTCGGCGAGGAAAACGTATTGCTCATAAAATTCTCCTTAAGACGAGAAATTATCTTCCTCAAGGCGTTCATTTGCCGAACTATTCACTTCGGCGAGTCGTTGGCCATCCACCTCCAAAACCACGTTTACAGGCTTGCTCTGACTCGCCTCCAGCGCTTTTTTAAGACCGTCTATATTTCCAGCCTGTTGCACCTGCGACGAAGACAAGGCCTCGCTTACGTTTTTGCTTTTGCTCGATGAAGCCTCCTGGATGGCGACCGCCTGGGGTGACGTTGACTGGAGGCCATCCGCAGGCCCTCCACCTGCTCCGTCATTGCCCAAAGAAATCGTAGCGGAGCCATCACCCCGGACGCCAGCGATCACGCTGTCAATGTTTCCTTGGAGCTTTCTGGCAGTGTTTCCAATTTCGCCCGGTATGTTTGCCGCAAGAGAAAGCAGGCCACGGATCGGAGCCGTAGCAGCTTGCAGGACAAAGGCTGCACCTCGGCGAACGGAATTTATTACAAAGTTGAAACTGCTAATAATCATATTTTTAAAACTCCCCCAGATTTCACCGAGGACACCCTTGACAATTCTCATCGCACCCAACGCTCCAGACGTCGCGCTATCCCAAGCTTCGGACATCCAGTCAAAGGCAGCGCTTACCGCGTCTCCAATGGCGGCAAAGGCGGCAGGAACATTCACCACAAGCCATCCGATAGTTGTTCCGATGACTGTACCAATCGCAAGAAACATCTGAAGCATAAACGCGCTAAATTTTACAAAATATCCTATCGCATATGCAATGACGGTAACGACAAAACCCACGACCTTGCCAACCGTGAAGCCAATAGCCTTCACCATGGAGATGAAATCAAATCCGCCTTCCGTTGCGCCTGCAACCCCGCCGAACATTTCGCTGACTTGCCCTATCACGCCACCAATCATGGTGAACATCAACCCAAAGGATTCCCTGAGCGGTTCAATGGCACCATCAAACGAGCTTGACAAGCCATCCCAGATCCCGGAAAGGTAGCCAGAAAGAACATCATAAGCAAAGCTGAATACCGAAACAATTCCGTTCCACACATTCGCAGCCGTTTCCTGGATTCCGCCAAGATTCACGTCCCATACTTTTTTCAACAAGTAGACGGCAAGCATCACAGCGCCCACCACTGCGAAGACTGGCCACATTGCCGCAACAAAGCCTATGACGGCAGGTATCGCCGCTCCTATGACGACTGACAGAGCCAGGAAGGCTCCTTTGACAAACAAAATAAGCCCTGCTCCCATCAACAGGCCACCGATGGCGGCTACTACAGTCAAAATAGTTTGGACAAGCCCTTGATTGTTCTTTGCCCAATTGGCCATGTAACCGATTATAACATTTATCACTTTGGCCACGGGAACGAGCGCCTTGGCTAATCCCTTCCCTAGCTGAGTCATGAGCACGCCGATTGACGCAGACCCGCGTTTTGTCTGGAAGTCAAGTGTATTAGACATTTTCAAATATGCTGCATCGCTCGCTCCAGTCGCATTTCCCATTGCAGCAAGATCATCCGCAGCCGTTTTCGCGTTAGCTCCAGTCATCGCAAGAATGGCCGATGCCGCCTCCGACGATCCCACAAGCTTTATCAATTTTTCCTGTGACCCTCCAGTGGCCTCCGCGATATCGGCCATCCAAGCTTGCAAGCCCTTCGTTTTCAGGTTGTCCAGGCTAAACGCCTTCGCAACTGCCGGTCCCATTTTTGCCGCTTCTTTTTGTTTGCTCATCGCCGCAACAAGGGCAGACTTCATCAAGGTCGTCGCCTTGCTCGTGTTGATTCCTTGCTTCGTCATTGTCGCGTATCCAGCAGCAAGCTGATCAAACGAGACGCCAAGGGAATTTGCGGTCGGTATAACATCACCGATCACACCAGCCATTTCACCGAAGGTTGTCTTACCGCGTTTGACAGCGGTGAATATCAGGTCCGAAGCTCGACCCGCGTATGCTGCATCTTTCTGGTAACCATTAACGACGGTCGACAAGGCATCAACCGCAGTATTCGCATCGGTAACCCCGCCAACAGAAGCGGAAAATGCAGTGTCCATAAATTTAGCGGCGTCCGCTGCGTCGATGGATGCTGACACGGTATTGTAAAGAGCAGTGGTCGCGATACCCAGGCCTGAGCCGTACTTCGCAGACAAGCCCAGAACCTCGTTACCAAGCTTGTCCACATCAACGACAGCCGTATCCACAAGGGTTGAAACCTCCGCCATCCCTTTGTTAAACGAGGCGGCAACAACGACAGGAGCAGCGACCGCACCGGTGATCGCTGCTCCTGTGCCAAATAGTCCAAGCCCTTTTTTCATTAGAGAAGTCGCGGAGTCCATACGCTGTGATGCGCGTTCGGAATTTGCCCCAAGCTTATCCATCTGGCCATTTAGCCCACGAACGGCGCCAGATGCCATGTCTTTTGCAGTGAAGACAAAACCCAAACCTAAACTATTCAAAGACATAAGTCCTCCAGCGACGGTGATTAGCGATCTACTTTGACGCTTCCTTGATTTGCCTTGCTTCCTCTTGTCTCATGTCTGATACCCATTCCGTAAGTAGCTGAAGGGTGTCAATTGTCAAGTCTGCAAGGGTGTCCACTCCAAGAGCGCGAGTAATTGTTTCAACATTTAGGCCACTCCCACCGTGTGATGTCCAGCAAAGGTGAAGGTACTGACTGATAGACGACGGTTCGTCCATCGGGAAAATCAGCCCTGGGTGTCCGAACCCGCAAAGCGAACTTTCCTCCGCCTCGCTCTCACTCCGCTCTGTGGTGACAGCAACCCCCGGTCGAAAGGGAGTTCTAAATACAGATACTGCTCACACGACGCGCACTGATAAGCGATTTCTGTATCAACTCCACAATTCACCTTATCCATTTCAGCCTGAAGGTCGTCTATGTCGCTGTCCGTCAGCTCGTTTCGAATAAAGTCCAGCAAATCACTTTTGTTGACACCTTCGATTGAGATGAGCTGGCGTGCGACGCGAGCGGTCTCCTCGCCCTTTTCAAGCTGACCACTAAGGCGCATCTGGATTAAATCGGATTCGTCCTGCCCGGTATCCAGTTTGAATAATGCGAGCTTCTGTTCGTCCTCCAGGAAAAACTCGAAAACATTCTTTTGGGTGAATTTGTCGAATGTTTCAGAAGACATCAGTTTTCGGTTGAGTGTCCTGAGGTCGGGATCCGGAACCTGAGGCGCTGAACAGAACGGGCAGGTAATGTCAAACGAATAAATAGGCCCGTAGGTGCGTACTCGGTTCTGGACGAGAAAGTCGATTCGGTCGCCTGTCAAAACGTGCTGCCAGTTAAGCTTTCCACTTTCTGCGTCGTAGACCTCTCGTCGCTTTCCCTTCTGCGATTTGTAGGTCGCCAGGGCGTAGGGCCCAGGCTCCAGGACTTTTACGCAGCAACCGTCGAGGATACGTGTCAGTCCACCCTTTTGCATCTCTTTGCGGGACGTCCAGACGTCGCGATGCTTACCGACATATTTCTTTCCGATGAGTTTCAAGCCAGAGCATAGTTCAAACTCCGCTTCCTTGCCTCGCCCAAACCGTTCATCCGCTGTTGGATTGTCGTAAGCATCAACCGGATCCTCGGTAGCATTCAGAATCCCTACTCCGATTCCACTTCCTGCTTGCAAGTTTTGATTTTTTTTGTTGTCTACCAATTTACTCTCCTTGCTATTCTATGCCTTTCGGCCTCTGTGAACGACAGGCAGTGGGTGGCGACCGGCTATGCACTGGAAGGTAAACACGCCAAACCACCCACTGCCCACATCTTACGCCTTACGGCGCTATTTCTTAGCCCTTGTTAAGTTCAGGGTAATTGATCCGAAGGGTCAGTTTCTCGACCTGAGCTTCGTCGGCGGAATTGTCCCATCCACCAGTTTCGAAAGCTTTAACATGAGCGACCGATACAGGCCAGCTCGACTTTTTCACTTGGTTTCTCCCGTACTCGACGATCTCCATGGTAAAAGCGACATCATCCTCATCACCAGACCCGACCTCAGTATCAACGCCTTCAGCCGATCCGGGCCGGAACATTGATGTCCACTTGTCATACAGATCGCGGTTCATCGTGACGCCGCGTTCCAGGGTGACATCATCGAAAGTGACCATCCCAGGCTCTTTGTGCGCGACAAGCGCTCCGCCTTCTTTTACCTCGATGTCAGCGACTTCGCCCTTGATCGGGGAACAATTCATGAAGGCAGCACTTTGTATTCCGTCAATGAACACCCGGAATAAGAATTTTTTATGGTACCGCATTTTTCCAATCCTCCAGATTGTGGAATTACTGTTTTTGTTTATTCACTATTTCTAACTTGCCGCCAGCTCCGCTTCCAGGGCTCGGGTATCGCGAGTGATCTTGACCCACACGAACTTAGCAGGAGTCGAAAAGGCTAAGCCGATGCGAATCACCAGGTATCCTTGTCGCTGGACGCTTGGCGGATTCAAAGCATCCGAAACGTCAACGTAGAACGCAAAGTTTGGATCCTTGCAACAGAAGGCTCCTTTGGCCATCTCCTGAAGAAGGTACAGCCGAACCGTTCTTTTGACCTGGGCGCGGAGTTCCGAAGTGTTGTTCCGGTGACGAACCCATTCCAGGTTTGACTTGATGGAGCGAGAGATGCTTTGCGCGCCACGGATCTGAGCAATGTAAGGAAAGTTCCCATCAGCTTTCAGGGTGTCACTGCCGTCAACGTAGTACCCGGATCCCGCCTTCCGTATGGGATTGATCCGTTTCGGGCAAACGATATCGCGCTTCTTTTTGTCGTTGACCTCGTGAACAGAATCTTCCGCTCCCTCGAAACCAACGATCCCGTAAAGCAAACCGTTTTCAGTTCCAGCGGGAGTCACGTAAACCCCACCTTCTTTGGTTACATCATTCCTGGCGAAAAGGCCGGCAATGGCGCCGGAAGGGCCACACGCAATCGTATTCGCCGTGCCGAATACGCCCGACCATCGGTTTGATGTAAGGACTCTCGGCCAATAGATCGCAGCATTTTCCGTACGGCCAAGAATAGCAGCGGTCGTCTCGATGTAGGTCACCATTTGAGAGGCGGAGTATTCGCTCGGCGGATCGAGGATCGTAAAACACAAGCCTTCCCGGTTCTCATCCACGTACTGAATCATCGCGTCCGCAATGGCTGGGGTGGCCATGTCGGGAACCATCAAAAGTGTTATGTCCGCAATCCTGTCCAGGGCGTAGATGCCTTCTTCGTTTACAACGCTACCGATGAAATCTGTTTCGCCCAGCGGATAAGTAGCATCATCAAGTCCATCATCCCCGCCTGTCATCACCGCGTTCGTGGTTCCGGTGTTCGCAGGCCTCTTGAGCAGAGTGGACCCGGAGGCACCCGCATCGCTCGCGACGAGATAGGTAGAGCCAGCGGAGGCATGGTTCACGATGGTGTCAAAATACCTGTCAGCGGCTGAGTCCATCGTCAGGTTCGGGAATTTTTCCTTGGCAACCCCGTTATAGTACGTTATCCAATCGAACTCCTCGGCGATGCCACTCGAAGCATCCTCAATCCCGATGCTTACGTTGTTGCTGGATGCGCTTGCCCACAAAGACTCCAGGTCCACGGTATCGGAAACTCCGGAAGCTGTCCCTTCGTGAAGGGTGGCGTCCAGCCCGAGCTCGGTAACCACAGCGCCAGCGGTACACTGAACAGAACTTGAAGCGCCCGTGGTCTGGGAGGTGATGCGAACATACCCACCCGAAACGACTGTGACATCAACTCCGGCAATCCCGGAAGCACCATCCTCGATGATGGTTTTCAGTTCCGTTGCGGTGATAGACGAAAGGTCTGAAACGTTTCCTGTTCCGGCGACCGCAGTGGTAGAAAAGTTGAATCCAGCAACCACCGCATTGGCCGTCCCGCCTGTGACCTCAACCGCCGAGGACGAGCCAGCCACATCGCTTTTGATCGTGACTTTGGTTCCCCCAGTGGAAGGAATCGCACTTCCGCCGACCATTTGAATGTTGATCACGGAGGCCATTTCAGGACCGGTTGGAGTGGCAATATTCACAAATGACCCGTCATCGGCGAAGGTAATCGTTTGCTCTTCACCCCCGTCAATCTTCAGGGTCAGCGTATGGCCTGCTGCCAGGACAATTACCCCGGCAGCATTTCCGCTTTCAACCGCTGCCTGCGTACCTGTGACGGAAACAGTTTCAGCCGCACCGCCATCAACAGCGACCTCCAGTTCGTCAGCATTGTCCAGGCTGAATGGAGACGCTTGGTCACCGGTCAGTGCTCCCGCCTCTTCTTGTGTTGCCTCTGTCTCCAGCGCTCCCGTGGCTTTTACGGCGAGGGTTGCACCGGTAACTCCGTGGTGGCCTGCGATGCGAACGATCCAGGCCCTCTGTCCTTGGTTCAAGAAGAACAGGAATACCGCAAGGTAAACCGTTCCGTCTGCTGTGGCTCCGCCGTAACGGACGCCATACTCCTCGATAGATGACGCAAGGGTCGCTTCATCGAGCGGTCCGAACTCGGTTACGCCCACGAAGGAGGCAACGGTTGAAATTAGTGTTTGAATATTCCGTGTCGACGGCTCCTCAAACGTAACCACGACATCCGACGATAGTGCTTGCATAGGTCTTCTCCTTTGTCAGTCTGCTGAAAGGTTGTTATCGCTTCTTTCGGCTGTCCCTCTTGGCTTTTCCATGACCAACCGATGCTTCTTTTTTCGTTTCTCGGGAGATGCCATAAACGGCAATAGTACGATTCTCCCTCACAGCCTTTCGGACCTCTGGCAACGCAAGAACAGCGCTATCCACGGGAGCGGATTTCCTTCCAGGAGGAATGATCAAAGCCCGAGGAATTTTTTGATTCCGCGTCGTCGTGACTCTTTCGCCTTCGGCGTCTGACGTGACGAAGGGAACCATGCGAGAATCACAGGAGCACTTTCCCGAACGGGAGCAGTAGATACCGTGCTCTAGGATAATCGACATTGGCCTCTTCGTTTTGTTCTCAAGTCTGAGCTGAGACATATTCTCTCCTTTGCGGTTTCAGTAATGACCATTCAACTATTCATCTTCATCTGGGCACTCAAGCTTCTCCACTGTCAGCCAGTCCGTGGGGAAACCATGTTCCCATTGCTCCTCAGCCGAATCAATAGAGTATCCCTTGGATTTTTCTGTAACAGAAATGACACTTACGTTTTCAATGGCGATCCGGCCTGTCCATTGGTAAAGCATTTCAATTTTTCGCAAGTCTGGTTGACCGTCAGCCGCGAGCCCCATCTCATAAGTTTCTACGTCTGTTGACGCAAGGTCCGAAGGGTTGACAGGAACAGTGATCTCACTGGTTTTTTCAGCCCACTCTAAAAAAATCTGGCTCATATTTCTGGCTTCGACACGAGAATCAGAAACGCCAATAATCGAATAAACAAGGTCAGCCCTGCGCTTCACAGAGTACTCGGTCCAGTCGGAATCGTCTTCGGCGTCGTCGGTATCGGTTGCAACTTCCGCGCCTTTTTGAGACGACCGTTCCTCGTCATTCCGGAGGTCCCTCATGTCCGGTCCGTCCACGTATATCGCCGGTAGCTCAGCCAGCGGAACCTCTCTCGCGACAAGCCCTTCGTCAACAATATATTCAAAATTTGTGCCGATAATAACATTGCTCAGAATCGACCGGCGAAGCGACATGATCAGGGCAGCATCCACGGCCGTAAGGTGAAGATATCCAGTCAGTGATTTTCTGGAATACCGGAAAAAATTTTCCTTCGTCGTTGCTTCCCCACTGATTGGTTCTTGGTCATCATCTAAATTCGTAACAACCACGTCAACTGTTTTCGGCAGGTCTTCCACGTCCCCCGCGTAAGCCGGAAGGGTGAAGCGGAGCAGGTCTTCACCTAAGACCTCTACGCTGCTTACAGCAACCCCGTCAATTTCAACCTTCACCGTTTCAGGCCAGCTTCCGCCGACATATCCACTTACGGAAGCATCCGGCGTCAGTCGAAAGTTGCTCCCGCTAATATAGCAAACATACCCGCCAATGGTGTTACCAGCGGAAGGGCCAATTTTAGTTACGACTGGAGCGGTCATTTATATTAATCTCCGAAGACATCCATTGCACCTGAAATACTTTTCTGAACTCGATCCGGAAGGCCAATGATCCAGAAGTCAAATGACGGCTGGAGAAACGGCCTCGCTGGTATCTTTATTACTATCACGTTTTTCGTCCTTCGTCTTGTTCCAGTCGCCCCCATTTTCGATTCTCTCGCTACGGCATGGAGGTACTTCCGCATTTTATCAGTGAACGGGATGATAATCGGGCCAGCTCCAAACTCCTGAATCGCCGCAATATTTTCCAGGGACTTTCCCTTTTTGGATCTCGCCTTTCTGTTCACGCCAACGAAGGCAGCATCACCCTCGACTTTCGCAATGATTGACCTGAGCAGCTCACCTGAGCGAATAAGGGCTTTCGTTCCTTTGAACTTTCGAATCCCCGAACCCTTCGGCGGATGCTTCCTTGTCGCTGCTGTCCATTTGCTAATCGGCTTGAATCGCTTCAGCCCTGGCGCCTGCACCTGGATGCCCGTAACCATAATCGCCCGAAGGTTTTGCGCTTCCTGGGCGACCAAGACCCGCGTTGCTTTGCTTAGCTTTTCTTCGAATTGAGAAAGAGCTCTATATGCGACATCCCACTGCCCTACCGGCTGAACCGACATCACACTCCTCGCTGCTTGTTCCTTAATGTCACCTTGAGCAGGTTCCGGTTCGACTTCCGCGAGCCGAATGAAAGCCCGAAGCTCTCAACGTCCAGCCGTTCTATGTACACTCCGTTTGGATGGTCGGGAAATGACAAGCACCCGTCACCGATTTTTGTTTTAATCGTTGCGATCCTGTCACCCTTTCTAAGGGTCGTGTTTCCGTCCGCGTCAACAAGCCCGAGCCGTTCAAGATCCTTGAAATGGAAAATCAATTCGAGATCGTCTTGAGGATTATCCCCCCCAGGCGTCACGTTGGTTTCATCCAGTTTCTTCGGTTCGTACTGACACGGTATTTTGATGGAATCCATTTCCTCCCTGATGATGATGCCAACAGGAGAATTTGAATCTTCTTGTTTTACTGGCTCGCGAAAAATGTCGTCGAAACCGTCATCGTTCGGCGCAGGAACGGTTTTGTCCTTTGTCGCCGAAGGGTCGTAACGCCTTACATCCGCGATGAACGGGAATATCAACCTTCCACGATAAGCCATCAAGCACCTCCAATGTCCGAGGCGCGATGATAACGGCCAAGGGCGTCGTCAATGACCCGGTCACCAGTGGGACCGTTTGAAACGACACGAGCATCAAACGTGACGCTTTGCTTACTTGTCGATTCTGCCAAAACGAAAGCGCCTTTTTGAGCGGAGGTGTCTCCAAGCCCTATCATGTCCATTTCACGGGCGACAAGCCTCACACAAGTCCGGCGTATTTCCTCCGGGCATTTACCGAACGACGTTTTGTCAGGCTCTGTGAAGCCAACCACGGCTTTGACAGTCACCTTTTGCTGAGCCCTGGGCATTTTACCGCCGATATGTATTTTCGCGTCCCACCTGTCATCGGGATTGCGCAAGCCCTGCGAAAGGTGTCGGGCGTAAACCTTCGCCTCTGTAAGGTCCAGGTCCATTACGCTTGATTGGCCAAGTGACAATACCTCGCTGGACACTGACTCAACGGCAACAAGCGCATCGCTGAAGTGGATAAAGCCTCCGCCCCGAGTATCCACGTCAACATCCGCGAAAACAGCCTCAAACTGCCGTCCGGTGCTTGCGTCGATAAAACGAGAAGCGCCCTCAATTAGCTTGGCCGCACGAGCAGCACTGAGCAGGCTTACGGTGATATCTTCCGCCCGCAAGTCATGGAGCAAACAGTAATGACCGCTCGAAAGTCCGCGGTCAATGGCCAGAACTTCGAACTCGTAAAACGCCCGTTTCGTAACACCATCCACGACCCAAACGCCTTCCAACCTGAATAGTCCGGTGTCATAAGGTGTTACGTCTTCGTCATCCGGATCAATTACGTCGGCAGGTACTTCCCACGGAATCGCATACCTGCCGACACCAAGCTGAGCTGTCTCAAGGTCCAGAACCGTTTCACTGACTACCGCCTCAAGGGCTGAGCCTGTGTCTCGCTTGATGGAATAGGAAAAGCTGTCAGGGTCAATCAAAAAACCTTCCCGGTCAGCGAACATCCACCAAAGCAAAGGATTGTCAATTCCCACTTCCTGGCCTTGAAACAAAGAAATCATGGTTTGCCCTTCTACCCTTTCGTCCTGGAGATCGCTTTTTTCAAGCCTCTGATCTCGTCGTCGAATCGCTTCTCGTTGGAGTTGGGGAACGCTACATTCAGCTCCTCAAACCTTCCGTCTTTGTCCGCAAAGAAAAGGATCGGCCGGTTCCTTGCGTTCACTTTAATCGACAAGAGCTCAAGTCCGTTCATTTTTAAAAATGCAGCGAACCCCAGGTCGCCGGTTTTGACTGTCGGAACGTCTGGCCCTTGTTGTGTCTGCTCATCAGGCATACTTGCCTCCAATCACGAAGACTGTTTGGATTGTTTTTTCAGCCGAGCCGCCTCTTGTCGCTTTTCCTTGGCCCTTTTTTTTGCAGCTTCTTTTTTTGCAGCCTTAACGATAGCCTTGGCCTCGGCAATGCCGGGTGACTTGGCTTTCGGCTGGGCAGGTTCGGTGGGCTTTGGGCCAGTAGCGGCTTGGATACCGAAGTCTTCCTCACCGTCCCAGAATTCATTGTCGTAGTTATCGCTCTCGTCACCTGTGGCCACGTCGCCTTCACCTGCTACGGGCAACTCCTCAAGGGATCCGACGTGGGTGGCCTTTCTAGGCTTCACCTTGTCTGTCTCGATGGCTTTTGGACCGGTCCGAGACACGACTGCCCTGGCTGGCTTTGCGGCGTTAGTCGGACCACAGTATTTCTCTTCGCGAGCCACAGCGCGGGCTTTGGCGTTATCGATGCCTACAAGACGACCGGCTTCCTCGCGGTTTTCGGCCACGTCAAAAACCTTCGCCGTTTCGGAATCGAACTTGTCAACAGTAATCGTTGAAAGGTATTCCGCCACGTCTTCATCGACTTCGTACCATCCAACATCGGCGCGGAAAACCGTCCCGTACACGGTATATCTTTGCTGTGTTTGGCCACGTTTTTTGTTATACGGTTTGATTCTTACGAAGGGCATGTTTTTCTCCTTTGGGTTTCAGCTTTCGCCTCTAATATTCAAACTGACGGTTTATTTACACCGAACCGCCACGGCTAAGGCTCAAGGCCTCAAGTCACAGGATCAGTGATTACGCAGATCTGAGCTCAGTCACTGCGGACCATACAAGAATGTCGTCGGCCTGAGCAGGAGTTGCCCCCGCGTCAGGATTGATAACGACTTCACCGTCAGCCGAACCGGCAGCAAGCGTAGCCGTTGAGGCGACCGGTGCTCCAGCGCGATAGACATTCATCCACCCACCAAGGACATCCCAGCCGTCCTGCGGAAAGAGAGAAATCTCCTGATCCACGTTCTGAGCAGTGACGACTATCACTCCGGTATACAGGCGCTGCCATTGGTCAACGCCGTATTCATCCAGGTTTGCTGCAGACCAGTCATTCGTGCTGGTAAGGCTGGCCGAAATAGCAATGTCAATCTTGCCATCGACTTCTTCACCAACTGCCGAAGCCTCTGCGTCGCCTTCGGCGGTAAAGATATGGAGCAGGTCAGCGCGTTTGGCGACTACCCTGGCGTAAATCTCATCGGTTGCCAGTTTCGCGTTGATTACCTCAATCGCGTTGTCGCGGGTTGCAGTAGCATCCCCGGCTGCGATCTGAATGTCCAGGTCGGCATTAACCGGAGTGGTCTTGAATACGAATACTACACCACCGATGGTAAGGGTGTCCGCATCAGCCGGGACGGTTCCCAGGTCTACGGATGCCCAGCCGGGCGCTCCAGGCATGGGATAACCGGTTTCCGGCCTGGGGTTTTGATCTGTCTGTTGATAAGACGACCCGTCAACGTCGTTCGGCGCGAATTCCAGCAGGTCAATGGGCGACCCGCTAATTTCGCCGATCAGTTTCACAGAGACGTCCTTGGTATCAGCGTCAACAGTCACGTCAAAGATATCGACTTCGGAGCCATCGGCTTTTTGGGCGACAAGTTTTCCAGCACTGAGAATAAGGCGGATTTCTTCATTCCCCATCTTGAATAACTCTCCTTTCTACCTACACTCCAGGCTCAGCGCTAGGACCGGAGGCGTCCCAGATACCTTCCAGGGTGTCAGCGATATAGAATTCGAATTGTGCATCAGCCGTGTTCCACACGACCTTCGCGGTTCCTGCGGTATTCATGGCAATAGTCACATCACCGGTTACAGCGTCTACGGAAACCTTGCCCTGTAAGGCTAGAATGGCGGCAGCATTAGCCACTCCGGTTGCGTCTGCGGTGTTCAGGTTGATGGCTGTGATCATTGCATCCAGCTTGTCAAGCAAAGCCGGTGCATGTTGCTCAGCCACGCCAGACCCGCTCAGTGCCCGACGATCAATAGCAGCGATTGTCACGATTGGCTCCTTTCTTTTCAGCCTACGGATGTCAGTCCAGGATTGTTAGTCCGGCCTACACCCCGACAAGAAGAACGAGGAAGGAATATCCGGAGGCGTCGGCTTCGCTGGCGACCTCGTCTCCAGCGGTATCCTGGAATATGAACTTGCTGTTCTCGTTATCCCATTCCAGATACTTTGCCTGAGGCTTTCCACTGGGCGAAAGGACAATCGGAGGGCAGACAAGGGTCGCGCCATCGACAAACTCTGCATCCAGGTCGAAGGCATATCCGCCCGTGACATAGGAATCGTCTCCAGTGATCTCAACGGTACGGGCGAATAGCGATTTCATCGGCGAGTCGCCAGCCCGGGTTTCTGCGCTAACTGTAAGAGCCATGATTGTTCTCCTTTGGAATTAACATATTCAAAAAGTAGCGCTGGCTCTCCAGCGCTCAGTTGCCGAGGATGTCCTTAAGCGACGAGAATGTCCGTGGCCTTGACCACTGCCGCCTCTTCGCTGTATGCGCAGGTGAAACGGATCCTGGCGACCACAATCAGCTCTCCCGCGACGATGTCCCTGTCGTTTTCAAACTTCAACTGGCGCCAGATACCCGTAAGGATGTTTTTGGGGTTCAGGTACAAGGCCTGCCCACGGTTTGAGGTGATGCCGAGCTCCTCGGGGAAAACCGGGATTTCTTTGACGGGCGATCCACCGAAGAAAATCGGGACGTCCTCAGCGAGGAAGCGATCACCGCCCGCGGTCGCCCGTTCGGCCAGCTGGTGTCTGTAGTCCAGCTCAGAATTCGGGGAAACCAGGTATGTGAGATTGCGCTTGTTTCGGCGATAGCGCTGGGGCATGGTCCGCTGCATCGACCCGAGAATGGTCTTCGTCAGCGAGGAAGCGGACGCATCGACGGTATTGGAAGTAGCGAGTTTGAATATTCCGTCAAACTTCGCAAGGTCCGGGTCGGTGGAAGCGGTATCGGCCAAGGTGATGATCTCATCCATGTCCAGGGCGATACGTTCCTTCATCAGGTCGAGAACGGTTTGGCGCAAGGCCTCGCCTTCCACGTTATCGTCGAGCACGTCATAGCCGAGATTGACCTGGGCCTTGAATTCCTTGGCGTTCATGACCACTTCAGCGGTTGTCGGCTTGGACCGCTTCGAATCGGAAAGGGCAGTGGAAGCATCAGCGGCGTGAAGGATGCGAGTGCCGAAGCTGATTTTGGGCTCTTTCTGCTCGTAGGACTTCATCGGGCGGACAGTCGTCATCGGGACAAGTTCCGCTGACGCGATGACAGAGCGGATAAACTTTCTTGCGACAGCAGCGGGAAGATATCCGCCGTTCGACGAAAGGTCAGTCAAGGCCAGCTGAGCTTTCTGCAAAAGGGTTTTGTTGTCGGGCATTTTGGGCTCTCCTTTTCAGTGAGTGAAAATAACGGATCTCCAGTGATCCTTTCGAGTTACTGATTACTTACCAGATCCCATGTCACGTTCCCACTTGTCCTTGTCATGGTTTTTCGTTACATGGTTCGAGTTTTGATCGTGTTCAATTCCGGTGTTGCCCTCGCCAGTGGAGCTTTCAACGGTGTTGACCCGCTTGGCAAGTTTTAACAAGATATCCGAGGACTTTGTTACACTGGCCTCAATCCCTTCGATTCGCGCAGACATGCCCAGGCCTTCGAAGAACACCTCCATCGCCTTTTGGAGCTTTGCCTCCAGGCGGGTTTCGGATTCCGCAATCTTAGTAGTCGTGTCTTTGCTCGCTTGGTCCGCAGACTCTTTGACCGCGTCGGAAACGATCGTGCTCCGGTCATCCGCTGATAGCGCGGGACCGCTCTTGCTTGCTTTGCCGGTGAGTCCTTGGATCATTTTGACCAACTGGTCAGCAATTCGCTCGACTGAATCACCCGAAGCCTCGGAAAGCTCTAAGGCTTTTTGGAGTATTCCATCCTTCGCCTCACCCGCTTCTCCATCGCCACCACCATCGTTTTTGATAACGGTAAATTTCCTGCGATTCGCAGCACTGTCAACCGGTGAAACCTCATTCACCTCGATCTCGTCAAGGCGATGCGTTCCGCTCCCTGTACCTGCACCCGCATCTTTTCTGATCGTCGCTTTTTGGCTCGCTTTGGGTGCAAGGGTTTTGCGAGCCTTTCTTTTTCTGTGCATGGTCATGGGCAACCCTCCTGTACTATTGTTTCGGCTCTGGATTACGGCTTGCACGACCACCGATGCTCCATCCGGTAAAGTTCCCAGCCTTGACCTCTTTTCAAAGGTCTTTATCAATGACCTTTGCGCCAAGCACCCACGAGCCCTTAAGGATTTTTGAACTATCCATCGAGGTTCCGGAGTTGTCATATTCGATGTCTTGAGGTGCGATGAAACACTCAACCGTAATGATTCGATCGTCACCATATGTCCCGTGTTGGATCTTGTGGTGATGGCCTTTCATCATCCAGTCATGACAAGCTTTCCGGATTGATTCCGCTGAGTATATGTCGTTATCGGTATCGGGTTTAAGCGGAGCATCCTTCCCGTCGTTTGGCTCAAGGACAACGCCGAGTATGAAATGCTCCTCTTTTTCGCCCTCACCCTTTTCGATCTTAGCCGCCTTCAGTGTTACCTTGACAGGCTCAGTATCAGCGGTTTTTTTGATAGGCTCATACCCGATTTTCCGCTCGACTTCTTCAGCCTCAGTTATCGCGAAAACGCCCGTTTTAGTATTCCGGGTATAGGACGCCCGGTAATACTTCGAGTTGTTATAAATAACTGCATAATCAGCGGTAACGGTTTCGGCCCAAAGGTAATGAGAATAGCCTCCCCCGTAAAGGCCTCCGCTGTTTACAGGCCCCAGCTTCCCAGTTTCGACCGAATACGCGGTTAGTGCGACCTCGAGCTTGTTTTGAAAATCGGAGCAGGCCTCTCCATCCATAAGCGCCAGGGACGCCTTAGCCAGAGAGCTTTCCGCCAGCTCCAGCGCTTCTTCGACATGCTTATCTGCATTGTCCGCAGAAGACCCGACGCCCATTCCCTTTGCGTGAATCTTCAAATGGGTCAGCGCGGTTTTCTTTTGAGCAGCTGTCATCTTGGATTGAGACAAACGAGCAAGAGCGTTCTGCAAATGAGTTTTGTCAACAGTTGCATCATCGCCAGGATCAGTCACAGAGCGAGAATGGTGCGGAAGCATCCTCAGGTTACGTGGCTCCGTCTTTCCCTCTGCGTCAATCGTTCCACCGGGGAGTATGATTGCGAAGGCTTCGTCCGGGAGCGACTCCTTGAATTTAGCAGACCATGCAGCCTTCTCAAGCGGTATGCCTGTTCCAAGCTTTTTCCCAAGAGCTTGCTCGATCGAGCCAAGGGCTTTATCGCAAAGGTCGCAAAATGGCTCTTGCCCTTCGAGGTAAGGGTATAGTTCGAACAGGATCCCTCCTGCTTCCAGGATATCCGGACTGCCTGAGGCGCCAGGAACAACCTGTTCCATCTTCTCAAAAAGGGTCGCCATTTCGCTTGTGACCGCGTCGAGCTTTGCTACTCGGGAAATGACTTCCTTCGCGAAAAAGAACAATCCGGTTCCTTTGTAAGTCAACTGAAAACCCGAACCTTCGGCTTTCACTTTCTTGGCAAGGCGGTCCCGGATTGCTTTCTGTGTATCTTTCAGGGCCATGGTTCCCCCGATCAGTCTTTCTCTGCCAAGTCGTAACCCCAGCCATCGTTGGACTTGCTCACATCATTGTCAGCCGGCTTGTCATCGGGCTTGGCCTTGTCCGTTTCGTCTTTCTTGTCAGCGCCTTTCTCGTCGCCCTTGACGTCGGTAACCTTCGCGGCATCGGCAAGCCTGTCCGTGGCTTCATCCAGCTTGGCGATAGCGCCTTCCAGTGTGGCAGGTTCCGCCTTGGCGGTTAGGGCTTTCAGGGCGTCGTTAGATGCCTTCAGCTCGGCGACTTCTTCAGCCGTGAGGGTTTCACCGCCAACCGCCTTTGTGGACAGCCTGGAGACGACCTCCGCTGCCTCGGCGACCTTGACGGTTTTGTCGGTGTCATCCTTTTCAGTGGTTGCACCTTTTTCCTTTTCGTTTTCCGGAGGCTGAGTGCTCGCCTGCTCAGAGGTTCCCTCTCCGGGCGTCGAAGGCTGGAGACCCATGACTTTCCCGAGCGACGAGACGATTTCCTTGAGAGATGCCTTGTAAGCATCCTCATCCATGCCTCCAGCTTTGATGCTGTCAGCCAAGCCGGTCGCCTTGCTTCCAATATCTCGGAGGGATGCTTCAGCAGCAGGCGTCATTTTCAGGACGAACCATTCAGTCCCGTTCGCGTCTTTCATGATGGTCCAATTCATAGAAATTCTCCTTTCCAGGTCTGTTAAATGATGTCAGGTGTCGCCCATCGACTCCTTGCCGATGGCTCAAAACTTTTTCCTTCAAGTTCTTGGCGGAGTATGTACGCGAGATAATCAGAGATTCGCTGAGCAGGCCATTTCATGTCTCTCTTGAGAACTCCAATCCACTTTAGACATAGTTGAAACCTGCGATTGACCTCGCTGGTAGACAGCCCTCCGCCAGGAACTGCCATATTCATGTTTATCATAGAAGTTGCTTGGTCCCTCGTGTAGCCCTTGTCTCCGTAGGACGATAGCTGAATCGCGTCAACTACGCCGAGGGTGACAATGGCCGCACCCTTCGAATCTTGCATTGCCAATTTTCCAAGGACCCCCGCGATTCCATCGTTCCCTGTTTGGACTTGCGCACTGCTCATGTTCGCTCCTCGTCTATTTATTTGCCGGTATTAACACAGTAGACCTTCCATGCATATCCAAGCGTAACGACAAGACGCTAGTTTTGCAAGCGTTTTCTTTTTCAGGAAAAGCTCTAACCTCTTGTCCATACCACTATTTTTAGCCTTTCGCCTACTCATCCCATACCGCTTCGTAGGCTTCCTTCGCGCCCTTACCAGGTCTTAGCTCAAATATCAGGTCTCCCTTTTGGCCAGACACGACCTCTTCATGAGTATCGGTTCCGAACACGAACGATCTAGGGATCCCGCCAGGGAATGCGTTACAAAAATCCCCGCCTGTCTTGTGCTTGCAAAACATACACTTCGAAATCGTTACCATGCTGAATCCCTCCTAGATCTCAGGTGCTGACCTTATCGCTGATATCAACTGTTCCCATTCTTTTCCAGCAGCACTCATGTCCTCACCTGCCATATGCATTGCAATCATTTCGGCAAACTTTTCTTGCTTGTCAAAAGCCGCATACTTGCTAACCTTGAAAACAGGCATTTTCTTTATTGCCGCCTTGAAATCATTATCCACACGAGTAAATCCAAACTGAAGGGCATGGCCGAGTTCGTGATGAACGATAGAAGCTACCGGGTCTTTGCGATTAAGAACATTGTGCCTTGTATACATATTGCTCTTGTCTTTGCGATATGACTCTTCAACATAATCCATCTGGGAATGCATTCGCGCTTTGGTCTGGTTTTTGTTTACGCCGAGTCTCATTCGGCCATTGTGAGGCCAATGCGTGAGGTTCCCGAGATGATTTGACCTTGTAACGATCAGGCCATCAAACTGGATCCTATTCAGTGTCTCCTTTTTCAAGCGGAATTCATTCGCAACATCCGTGAATCCCCGATTTATTGAATTAATAGTGTCAATGTCATACTTGCCATAGGCTGCCCTTGGTAAGCCCAAAACTTCTTTCGCATACCTTTCGGCCGACTTGAGGTTCTTCGCCTCAATATAATCACCATACGGCTTGTCACGGGTCACACCTGAAACATCAAAGGATCCCATTCGAGTTGTACTCGAAGGCGCTGATGGTTTCGGCTTCGGCTTCGGCTTCGGCTTGGCCGGAGCAGGCTTCGGCGCAACAGCCACGGGAGGAGGCGTCGGTGTCGGCCTTGGAACAGGTTTCGGCACGGGCTTCGGTTTCACAGGCGCAGGCGTCCTTACAGGCGGAGGAGCAGCGACCCGCGTCGTCGTCATTTCAGGAATCGTGGTCGTTCTGCAGAGCGCATGGTACGGCGGAAAACCTATCCCTTCTTTTACAAGACCTCCTCCGCTACGATTCATGCTCGATCCCTGGGGTCCGCTTGTCCCAAGGGTCTTAGTGCCGCCTCCTGCTGTCGGCTTTACGATGGCGAAGCTTCCGTCCTCCTGCCTCTTTGACGACATCCACGGCATCGCTGTGGTGATATCCTCCGGGTCTTGAAGCGCTTCCGCAACTACGTTCAGTTTAATCGTTTCCCTGACCGGGATGATCGTTCCGTCCATTGCCTTGCAAACTACAGTCGTCGCCTCGTCGAGCATCGCCAATACCCGGGCGTTTTCTATCTCCGCCTCGGCGTAGGCACCCATCAGCGACCGGGATCGCGCCCTGTTCACGAAATTCATTGATACAACATTCAAATAAAGAGCTTGCTTCTTCGCGTAGGAATCTGGTAACGCAAGCGCCAGGTCCCCCGCGATCTCATCAGCGCCGAGCCCTTGAGCCAGTCCTTTCTCAACGATACCCTGAGCCCTCAGCGACATCGAGGCTGAACGCTTACCAAAACTGTTCCGCACAAAGTTGTAATTCGAGTTAGAAATAGAATCGACCGCCTTCAGGTCAGGCAGTTCTAGGCTCAGCGATACGTCAAGCCCTTGTTGAAACTTTGTCGCCTTCTTCGTTCCTCGAAAAATAGAGTTCGCTGTAGCCTCCAGGGTGGCCTTGTAACGAGGAAGGAATTTTGGGAACGCCTTCTTAGGTAGAGCGCCACGGATGGCCGTGAACATAGACTCACGCTTGCGCTTGTCATTGAACCACGCCTTTCCGCCGACTGCATCCATGATTTTCTGTAACTGCTCAGCATCCGGTTCCTTGTGTAGCTTTTTTAGTTTTGCTTTGAACGCCATCGTCGCAGACAGAAACCCGGTCGGCGTCGTTGGGTCGATCCTTCCCGCCTTGTCGAGGTCCATCTTTTCGCCGGTCAATAGATACAAAGCGGTTGACGCCTCATCCAGGGCGTCCATCACGTAATCAGAAAACGTCACTTCGTCGAACGCCCGGGCGTTTTCCCAAACGACCACGTCACAAGCCTTGGCAATGGGATAGGCGACTGTGACCTGCTTCTGTGACGAGACGGCCAGGGCCATCGCCGCCTTGTCTACAACCTTGTCCGGTGTTCCCAGGGCGAAGCGCTTAAAAGCCCGTTGACCTTCCATGATGACAGGACCGGAGGCGTACAAGGTAGGTACAAAATTAGAAGACGCACCGAGTGTGATTAAGGCAACGACCGGGTCATCGCCCAGCTTTCGAAACGGAAGAAGCGCGAAGCATCCGCTCGCGCCCTTGGAAAGGATCAGCCTGTGATCTCCCGTAGTCATTTTGAAAGACCGATTACCTTTCCACCCTGAACACTCCACTTGTGCGCGCATCCAGGGCAATTACACTCAAATACAGCAAGGACGTCGCCCGGGTGGCCATTGTTTGGCTTGACGACGGTTGGCTCCTTGGGCGTTCCCGTCGCAATAAGCCCAGGCCACATTCCCAGCGTTCCGCAATAGGCACAAGTCCCCGCTAAGACAGGGTATGTCTCGTCGCTATCTCGCCTGTACCGGTAGAGGACACCCTGCTCCATGGAGCCGTCGAAATCAGAGGAGAGCTTTACTGGAGCCAGGGTAACCCTTGTAACCCTCAAACCCTTGCTCGGCGTATACCGTTTGGCTTTCACGTCATCGTCCCCCAACCCGTCCAGGCCGACAGCTTTCTTGAGCCTGGACGTCATGTCGAAAGCCGAACCACGATTATCCCCGCATGACGTCTGACCCTGAGAGTTTTGCTGTAGAGACATGCGAGCCATCAGATTTACGACCTTTCAACTGCATCATTGAATTCACTTCCGTCCATCTCAATCACATGGAGGCCGACAAGCGCTGCCTGGGCCTTGAAATCATCAGTCAGTACGGCTGCGCCCTTTGTTCTTACCTCTTCGATCATAGCCCTCAGCCGTGCAGCCATTTCGCTTAATTCTTTGTCGCCTTCAGGGTCACCGCCGGCATCGCCATCGCCCGGGTCTGCGGTATGGTCTTCCCCGGCTACTTCAGCAGGGACGATACCGAGCTTCGTTACCTCCAAAGGCTGATTCATCCACCACTTGTCAAGCGCAGGCAGGCTGAGGCCGAGAGCATCACCCAATTTTTGCCTACCCTCGCTGGGCATCAGCGACATATTCTTCACTCCCAAATCAACGATCTTGGAGATGACTTCAGGGTCAGTGGCTTGTGACCCGAGGCTTTTAAACCGAGTAATAGTAAGGCCGACCTCCGGACCGAGCCGGTGATTCATGATCCAGTCAAAGTCGCTCCGTTCAGGCGCGAAGACTTGGCTTTCCGCAAACAGGATAGAGGCGAAAGCAGTCGCCCGGTTCACGTCCCTGACCACTCCGCGAAGTAACTGAGGAAGGCGGAAGGCTGCGCCTATCTTTTCCATGTTTTTGTCGTCATAGTTTTGGAACAGGGCGTCATGCTGCATGGAGTCGAACAGCTTGTGAACTTCGATCACCGGAACATGTGGGGATTTGACGTCTCCACGGGCTGCAGGAGACTGGGCCTCGATGATCATGATCTTGTGGAAATTGCCGAGCCCTTTTAGCTGGTGTTCCACGAAGCCTTCGAGCTTCTTGACGGATTTCTCCCTCAGGTTACCCCCCGCAACCGTAATCATCACAGGCGGGATGCCTTTGTTGTCAAAGAACGTATAATTCACTTCTCCAGCCAAACGGGATCCTCGCGCCTCAAGCAACACGCCGATCCAACGAGGTACGCCGTAATTCGTCCCAGGGAAATAATTCTTGAAATGTAATATTTCAGTTCCAGGTGAATCGTCTGGATGAATCGTTCCCCCAGCCTTAGCCGTGTTGAAGGCGGTCAGGTCTTCAAAAATCTCACCTGTCTTTTGGGAAATGGTACGAGGGTCGCCGAGCTCCTTGAACCACACGATGATTCCCTCGGAAGACTCCATTGTGAAAGTGCGATACCTTCGCTGAAATTCCTCACGCTCGTGCTTCAGCGGGCCGACCTGACGCCAGCTATAAGCGGTCCCTGGCCTCTTGGTCAGTGGTCCCAAGCGCATCTTCGTGGTAGGCGCGTGGCGTATCCTGCGAACGCGACCAACCTTGTCCCGCAAGATTTCCCAGTACCCGTTCCCCGTAGCTTCGTAGTCCAGGCGGGTCACCATCCGAAGGCTAATAAAGCTCATGTCCGGACAGCAAGAATTGAAAAACGCTTCGCCCAGGATTCGCTCCCTTTGGGACGTCGCTTTCAGCTTCTCCACGTACCCATCAATTTCCTCCTTTGATGGTTCTGGAGGAGCATCCGTCTCGCCGTCAGGATCTTCGACCATCCACGTCTCTATCCTTTCGGCGTAAAGGGTTTCCTTCACAAGCTCCCATCCAGCGGCAGTGCTGAAGTCAGCGATAGGAGCAATGGAAAAACCAGTCCCATCAATGTTGACCCTGTAAGAATCAACAGCGCTTCTCATGCAATTGGATTCTTCGAATACTTTAACAAGGCCATCAGGAGAGTAAGGAGGTAACAGCGAACCACTTGCCGCCTTCGTACCGATAGCTTCTTCGCCCGTGAGTTGCTGTGAATCGCTGACACCAGCGCCTTCACCGCCGACAAACTTCAGGACGATTCCGCTACCCTGATTTACAATTTGAGTTCGCGTGTTACCCATGGAGGCCTCCTATTTAACGTACTCCAGAGTGGATCCAGCGGAATCGGTGATTATGTGAACGTCGAACTCTTTCAAGTGGGCGTCCCCGGTATACCCATCCGCTCCAGCAAAAAGCGTACTGTCGTTCCCGGTATCCCTGAACAGGGCGAAATCGACTATTGCGCTTAGCGATGTGATGGCAGAAAGGTCAATGCTGGGAAATTCGGTGATCTGGAGAATCGGGTTCGTAGTGAACGTGGCCATCCTTTTTGTCGCTGGTACCAGGAGCGCCCAAGCCGGGACTTCCGCTCCGTTAGCGTACGCTCGGTAAGCGAGCAGGAAATTGGGGTCCGCGTCAGCGTTTTGCAGCCAGTGGACGTGAGGATAGATCGCACTCCCGAGCTTCCACTTGTGAGGCAACTGTAAAACATAACTGAGCGGGTGGGTTGGGTATACAGCGTTTGAAGCAATAGCTATCAACCCTTCGTCAAAGTCATAGTCATGCTTCCCTGCTGAAGCATCGAGCTTCGTTGCGCTTGCGGGGAATTTCTCGTCATCCCACTTATCACCGAAGTAGGCGGTAGGACACCCGCGAGCAGTAAAGCGGCCAAGGTGAGAAGTGGTTGTCATTGTTCCATACCTCCCATCTGAACGCTTACGTCAACAGCTCCAGCAGTTGAGGTGATAACCGGGCGGACATAATCAACGCCCGGGTTTTCAACTGTGACCATTCCGATATTGTCTCCAGCGAGGAGACCAAAGGCTTGGCCCGTTTCGCAGCCGTCCTTTGGGATAGTGTCGTATTCGCCGCCTTCAATCTTCCACTGGAAAGTCAGGGTACAAGTTCCCGCACCTGATTTCTGAAACGTGAAAGCGAACCTGTCCAGGTTTGTTACCTTGACCGGGCTCGGCACGGCATCGTCAGTCGCGTTTACAAACGGGTGGGCCAACATCGTCTTTTCCTTTTTTTAGGTGCCCGAGGGCAAGTTCGTCATCTGGAATATTCAGTATGTCCCTGAAGAAATCCGCAAGCATCGCCCGTGTCTTCTGGGCGCAGGAGTCAACGTGCTCCTGGAGTCCAACGATGGTACTCACAATGACAGCGCTGACAGAAGGTTCAACTCCCTCGCTACTATCACCATTGGTGACTTCTTCCGCGATGGAATTGAACCGTGTACGGATCATAGATTCTATTCTGGTAATAGTGCGGGAAGCAAATGCCAAGCCGACGCCGTACCCTCGCTTATATCCTACCGAGTATGCATTTCTGAGAGCGCTTCGAATTATTTCATCGCTTCCGTTAATACCGGGGATAAGCGCCTCCATGTCTTCAGCCGTCACCATCGTTAGGGATGAAAGTTTAGAGGTCTGTCGTGCGTCGTCTTGGCCTTGCTTCCCGCTCATTAAATACCTTCTCCGCCCTTCCAGGCCGTAGGTAAGGACTGGTTGTTTTTTATCATCCATCGCCTGAGGCTTGCGCAGGGCTTTTCACTTGGCTTTTTAAGAATGTCACATGTGAATGTATACGCCTCGTCGTCGCAGACCACTGCAATCGTCAGGTAACTATGCTGGACTCCGGTTTCCTTCGCCTCTGTATAAAGACCGGTCGGTTGCCTGACGAAGGTGTACAGAAGACCCGCACTGTATTCGTTCGGTTGCTGGGCGAGACATTCCACTCCAGCGTCAACGAATACCATCTGGTTGTCGGTAACGAATTGCTTCGCACCTGCGCACCCTGCCACGATGCCTACACCGAGCATCAGCACCAGTAGGGCGAAGACCACAAACCTGTTTTTCATCTCGAACCTCCGTTCTGTTATGGCAATGTTGCCGTCCTGGGAAAACGCCCGTTTTGTTTGGGCTATCGATTGCGCTTTTTGAACGTGCTCACAAGGCCATCAAGCTTTCGATCATACTTTGCCCGCTTCCTCGCTCTGCCTCGATCTATGCGCGCCTTATTGATCTCGCCGCCTACATACTTCACCAACTGAACCGTCGCTTCGAATATAGCGCCTATGCCAATGACGATCGTAGCTACGTTCTTCAGGCCTTTCATTTGTAGACCTTCCTTCGCCTTAGAGGAAGGGTAAACGTTTTGAGATTGAAAGGGCGATACATGGTATCCCAGCCGGTCTTCGGGATAATCGGAAAAAGGATACCGACAGACATTAACTTGCCCTGCCCACCGGTGGAGGTTTTGTCGTACTCCTTGAAGACACGGAAGAACATCCATTGGAAAATATACCAATTGAGCCATCCAAAGAAAGACAGGTCGTCAGGCTTGTTGCCCGTAGTATTCGATTTTCCCATTAGTTTAGATCCTTATGACTGCTGGCTTTTCCTTCGTCAAGGCATTTGCCGCATACGGTAATCCATTGGATGCCATCGAAGCCTTCTCCTGTCATCGGCTTGCGCTCGGGCACCCGCGCCCAGCCTGGAGGCATCTTAGGTATGCCGCACTGTAAGCCATGGGAAGGCGTGACGACTCGGCATTCTTCACAAACGAACGAATCGATGTCGGTTCTGTAACCGCTTGGCCCGTCCACCTGTACGGTTCGTTCGCCGTCCTTGGAAACTACCGTTTTAGCCTTGAGCTTTTCTGACGCCTCAAGCGCCCGGTCCAGGGCATCGGGCCCTACACCTCCGTTTGCCTGGACGCAAGAACAGATGATTGGGATCTTCTTGGTTCGTTCCTTTTTAGAACGCTTCTGCTTTTGGCGGAAACCGGGTTTGGCGGACTTCTGCGGTGATTCCATGGTCTGGTACGCCCGAATACCCGTTCCCTTGCAGTTGGGACATCCAGGGTCCGCCTTGCTGACGTCAACATCAGCCGCCAGCCGGATGCGGGGGAACATATCCACACCAGTTTCCGCCTTGTGGGTTGCGGCTGCATTAACGATGGCTTTTTTCAGAGGATTGCTCATACTGTTCCTTTCGATTTGCCGGGAGTCACGACCCGTAGCCAACCAGATTATAACGACATGAATTATTGAAAGCAAGCAAAACGGTTGTCACGTCAAACACATACGACTCACGCAACCTGGGCTTCGTCCTCGTCGTACTCGGTATCATCACCGACCAAAATGACCCGTGTAGCGCCATCGCTATCCTCCTGGTGGTCCAGGTATTCCTTGGCGATGAAGTACAGGCCCTGGGAAAAGGCGTCGGCCATGTCGTCATGCCTACCAAGCGGAAAATCAAGAAGCTCGGACTCCAGGTCACCGCGCTCGGGTTTTGCCAGGCAACGCGGGTCAAGCTTGTTGATAAAGGAAACAAGCCCATTGTACATGTAAGGAGAAACCCGGTTCATCCGCTGGACCTTGTCAGTGGTCGGCTTCATGCGAACGACACGCATTGTTGGGTAGTTCGCCTCCAGGTACTGGGCCATCCCTTCTTGAGCAGCGACCGCCTCAACCACTACCGCGTCCGCCTTAAACAGGCGCCAGTCAGCAGCTATCCGCTTTTCCTGCTTCGGCGCTTGCA